ATGCCCTGGCCGGCTCGATGCCCTGGCCGGCTCGATGCCCTGGCCGGCTCGATGCCCTGGCCGGCTCGATGCCCTGGCCGGCTCGACGCCCTGGCCGGCTCGATGCCCTGGCCGGCTCGATGCCCTGGCCGGCTCGATGCCCTGGCCGGCTCGATGCCCTGGCCGGCTCGATGCCCTCGAAAACCGCGCTCGAAATTTTGCGGCGGGGGAGGGGGGGTAGGGCAATTTTTTCGCCCCCCGCGGCAGACCGCATGCTAACGTCTCGCACGCGTTCACGGGTTTAGCCAAAAATGGCTCCGGTTCGTAACTCCCCCGGTTTCGTGCATAACCTGCAGCGCCTTCATGTTGGCCTGTATTCTAAGGAATACGGGAGATTGTCAAGTGCGACGCGGCCCACCTCCACAACCGAAGCACGTTCTGGCCCTCAAGGGTTCATGGCGCGCCGACCATCGGGAGGAGCTTGGCGAGTTCTATGAGACTCTCCCGGAGCCGCCGACGTTTCTGCGGGAGCGGGCCGCCGACTTCTTTCGGGAGGCAGCCCGCAACCTTGATGCGATGGGCGTTCTTGCGAAGACGGACAAGCACACCGTTATTCGGTATGCCGCAACGCTCGACCGATGGTATTCGGCCGAGGAGGAACTCTCCAAGAACGCCATCCACTATCACTCGATGACCGGCCGCTCCGGCGAGGAGAAGGCCGCGAAGCCGACTCCGGCGTTCGCCCAGGCGACGGCGTGTCACGAGCAACTTCGCCAACTCGAGGCCGTGCTCGGCTTCACCCCTGCAGACAGGACGCGTCTGGGGATGGCAGTGATCGACCGCCAGGGAAAATCGGCAGACCCAATGAGTGCGCTGCTGGCCGGTGGTTGACATACGCGATTTCATCTCCTGCCTGCGGCACACCCGCGGCGAGCACGCCGGGAAGCCGTTCGAGCTGTTCCCGTGGCAGGCCGCGTACCTGGACAAGCTGTTCAACACCAAGCGCGACGACGGCCTTCGCTTATATCGCTCCAGCCTGCTTGCGATTCCGCGCAAAAATGGAAAGACTCAGCTTTGCGCAGCCATTGGCCTCTATATGTTGTTCTGCGACGACATCGGGGCCGAGGTGATCGTGGCAGCCGGCGACCGGCAGCAGGCCGCCCTTCTTCACGACGCCGCCAAGCAGATGGTCGAGAGCAACCCGACGCTGCTCTCCCGTTGCAAACTCTACAGGAACAGCATTGCAGTTCCCGACACCAACGCCGTGATGAAAACAATTTCTAGCGAGGCGGCGACCAAGCACGGCTACAACCCATCGTGCATCCTCGTGGACGAGTATCACGTTCAGAAAGACCGAGAGCTGGTCGATGTGCTCGAGACAGCCACCGGCGCCCGCCGGCAGCCGCTGACTATCTTTTTGACCACAGCGGGGTACGACCGGCAGTCGCCATGCTTCAAGACCTGGGAGCGGGCCGAGAAGATCCGCGACGGTGTCCTCAAGGACGACACCTTCCTGCCCTGCATCTTTGCGGCTGCGCCCGACGCAGACCCGTTTGAGCCCCAGACCTGGCGCGACGCCAACCCAAACTACGGCGTAACGATTAAGGAAGACTACTTTACGCAGATGTCTGCGAAGGCCAAGGAGTCGACGGCCGACGAAATGACCTTTCGCCGCCTCCACTTGAACCAGTGGACGACCTCAGAAGAGAAGTTCTTCCGGCATGGTGCGTGGGAGGGCTGCGACGCCCCGCTTCGCAGCACGGCGGGGCGGCCATGCTACTGCGGCCTCGACCTTGCGAGCACCTACGACACGACGGCGTTTGTGGCCGCGTGGCCAGATGCCGACGGCACGTTTGACATTCAGGCGATGTTCTGGATCCCAGATGAGAACGCCGACCGCAGAGATAAGCAGGACAGAGTCCCGTATAAACAGTGGGTAAAGGATGGATTTGTTAGACTTACAGATGGAGACGTTACAGATTACGACCAGATTCGGGATTACATTCTCGAATTCTGCGAGAAAAACTGGGTAAAGGGCATCGCTGTGGATCGCTGGAATGCGATTCACTTGATGACACAACTATCTGCCGAGGGGCAGGCCGTCCACCCGTTCGGACAGGGTTTTGGCCCCCTGAACGCGCCGACGCGTCTGCTCGAAAATCTTGTAATTTCCGGCCGGCTGCGACACGCCGGAAACCCCGTGCTTTCGTGGCAGGCAAGCAACGTGCAGATAAAGACTAACGACGAAGGGCTCATCAAGCCCGTCAAGAAGTCTTCGCACGACCTAGGCCGCATCGACGGAATCGTCGCCTGCATCATGGCCCTCGCACTCTCGAGCGGCGAAACGTATGGGCCGCAGTCCGAACCCGAACTTCTGGTGATCTGATGGAAGAAGCGGCGATCGAAGACATCGTTGAAATGCGGAGCATCTCCCGCGTATTCGAGGAACTGTCGGAAGACCGCAAAACCGTCGCTGGCATCGCACTCACGCCGGAAACAGCCCTGCAGTGCAGCGCCGTTCTGGCCTGCGTGCGGGTGATCTCGGAGTCGGTCGCGACGCTTCCATTCAACCTGTTCCACCGGATCCCGACTGGCGGCAAAGAAGTCGCTGCCGGGATGCCGCTGCATCTAATTCTGTCAGAACAGCCAAACGGCTGGATGACGTCGTTTGAGTTTCGGGAACTCATGCAAAGCTGGCTTCTTTTGTGGGGCAACGCCTACGCAGAGATCCGCCCTGGCAAGTTTGGCGCCGTCACAGAACTCTGGCCGCTGCACCCAAGCAGGATGAAAGTCGAGCGCCTGAAGTCTGGAAGGCTCCGGTATCTGTACCAAGAGCCAGACAAAATGGATCCGACCGCGTACACGCAGGATCAGATCTTTCACCTGCGGTGGCTCACCCAGGACGGCGTGAAGGGATACATTCCGACGATGCTTTCCCGCGAAGCCATCGGGCTGGCGCGGGCCACTGAACTGCACTCGAGCGCGTACTTCGGCAACGGCGCGCGCCCTGGGGTGGTCTTGGAGAGCGATCAGCCGCTGAAGCCTGAGACTGCGCAGAGACTCCGGCAGTCCTGGGAGGATATGCACCGCGGCCCAAACCAAAACGGGCGAACGGCCGTCCTCCCGCACGGCATCAAAGTCAAAGAACTTTCCGGCACGAATGAGTCTGCCCAGCTCATCGAGACCAGGCGCTACCAAGTCGAAGACATAGCTCGCATCTACCGTGTGCCGGCCTACATGATCGGGGATTTGACGAAGAGTTCCTACAGTTCAGTAGAGCAGCAGGGGCTGGACTTTGTGACGTTCTCGCTCGTACCGTGGCTGCGCCGCTGGGAATCAGCCTGCCGTCGCGACCTCATCATGGACGACGAGAACTACTTTGCAGAGTTCGACGTCCGAGGCTTGATGCGCGGTGACAACGCCGGAAGGGCCAGCTACTACAAAGAACTCTGGCAGCTTGGCGTTCTTTCGATAAATGAGATCAGAACGAGCGAAGGGCTGAACCCGATCGACGAAGGCGACAAGCGGTTCGTGCAGGTGAACATGGCCCTTCTGGAGTCGTTTGTGGTGGCGCCGCCAGTGGAGGAGCCTGTGCCACCCGAGGAAGAGCCACCGCCCGCACTCGAAGCGGAGGCGACGCAGGCTGAGGAGGCTCCGCCACCTCCAGTGGACGCCGCCCGCAGCGCCTCCGAGGTGCTCTTCGCCCAGACGCTGCGAAAGCTGGCGTCGATCGAAGCCGACGGAATCCTCGAGCGTCGCAAGAAGCCGGCCAAGCTGGCCGCGTGGCTTGAGGCCCACGAGGGCCGCATGAAGACAGAACTATGCGACGCCGCGAAGGCTACAGGCCGACAGATAGACGAGTTTGCGGCCGCATGGATGAATGAGACGCGAGACCTGCTGCTGGAATGCCACCGCAGCGGAAAGCCCTACGAGGAGGTTACGGGAACATGGACGGAGAGAGTCGAGAAGACGTTGAACGCCGGCTGATCGAGACCGAGGCGGTCGTCGAACGGTGCATGTGCGAGAAGACGGGCAAGAAAAAGCCGGTCATCCGCGGCTATGCGGCATTATTTAATTCCGACTCGCAGGACTTGGGCGGGTTCGTGGAAAGAATCTCCCCAGGCGCGTTCGACGAGGTCATGAAGCGCGGCACCGACGTCGTGGCCCTCTACAACCACGATCCGATGTTTTTGCTGGGACGAGAGTCCTCCGGCACGCTGCGCCTGTTCGTGGACGAACGCGGATTGCGATACGAGATCGACCCACCGGAATCTCGTGCTGACGTCGTTGAAGCCATCGAGCGCTCTGATGTGCGAGGCTCGAGCTTCGCGTTCCGCGTGAAAGGATCCGGTGAAGCCTGGAGTCGCACAGCCGACGGCCGGCAGTTGCGTGAGATTCGCACGATCGACGGCCTCTTCGATGTCGGGCCGGTCCTTAAGCCGGCCTACAGCGCCACTGAGTCGTTCGTGAGCCGCCGCGCCCTCGACGTCGTTCACACTCGCGCCGCCGCGACGATGTATTCGCAGGGCGCGTTCGTGGCCTGGGACGGCGGCGTCGGTCAGATCGAATACGTCATGGAAGAGGGCCAGCTTGGCGAATACCTCTCCGAGCCGATGGAGGCCAAGCCTGGCGATCCGATCGTGCTCGTCCGCAAGTACGAGTTCGAGGAAGGCTACTGGGAAGAGACCGACGAATTCGTGGCCAAAATGATGTCGGAACTCGTCGCCGCCAGCAACGTCATGGGCGAGGTTCCTGCGTTCATCGACTCGATGCCAGACGAGCGGGCCGTAGACCTCAAGCCGACGGCCGGCATGGCCGCCGCGGCCAAGCGCGGCCTGCGTCTGCACGAAGAGGGGAAGTCTGGCGACGGCCTCAAGCCCGAGACCGTGGCCCGCGCCAACAAGATCGCCCGCCGCGAGTCGCTGGCCGAGGATCACGTTAAGGAGATGAATGCGTGGTTCGCCCGCCACGAGACGGCGAGCAAGTCACCAGGCTGGGACAAGGCCGGCGAGGAAAAACCCGGCTTCGTGGCGTGGCTCCTGTGGGGCGGCACGCCGGCGAAGAACTGGTCGAAACGCAAGTCTGCCGCAATGGAGCGGAGCGTTGACGAGCAGGCCGTCGAGGTCAGGGCGGAAGAGATGGACGCACAGCCCACTGCCGGCTCGTTGTCCGCTGCAAACTACGCCCTCTACGAGGCGCTGAACACCATCGCCGACACCGAGGGCATGTGGCCGCAGGAAGGCCCAGACGGCTCCCACTACATGAAGCGAAGCCCGTTCCAGGGGCAGGGCATGATGTGCTCGAACTGCGTCTTCTTCAACGAGGGCGGCTCGTGCGACGTCGTGGAGGGCCAGATCGAAGAGAAGGGGCTGTGCAAGCTCTGGATCATTCCAGAGGAGAAGCTCTCGATGGAAGACCCGATTTCAGCAATCGGCGAGCCTGACGAGGAGCCGCGGAGCGCGGCGGCGCGACTCAAGGCAAAAACCCTGGAGTCTCTCTCTCGTGGACATTCGCGCTGAACTTCTTCGCGCAATCGCAGAGGCGAGAGCGCGCATGGGAGGCGGCCGCAAGGCCCAAAAGAAGAAGAAGGTGCGCGCGCCAGGGCGGCCGGCAAAGACCGGCCGCAAGACCGGCTGCGGGACCGGCGCTGGCGGGTTCGGTGTTGGAAACAACTGCGCAAAAGAAGACGGCCGCCCCAATCTTCCGAAGTCGTTTGCTCAGAAGGGCAAGCAGGCCGTAGCGGCAAGCCTCCCGGCGACGAAGGAAGCGCTGGCTGCAAAAGCGGCCGCCCTCAAAGTCGCTGCCAAGGACGCAAAGATCTCGTCCGCGCGCAAGAAGGCCGCTGTTCGTAAGAAGGAGAAGCAGTCCAAAGACGCCGAGGAAAAACAGGCACTCGACGCCGCCCGTGCTAAGAAGCGCGAGGCCATGCTCCAGAAGATTCGCGTCAAGAAGGCGAATGAAAAGCTTGAGGTCGTCGGCACTCCAAAGAGCGTGAAGGAGCAGCTTGACGAAGCCAAGGCTGCAATGAAGACGAAGACGGCAGAGGCTTCAAAGCAACTGACCGTCTCCGGAACGCCCAAGAGCATCAAGCAAGAAATCGACGAGGCAAAGGCAAAAGCGCTCGCTGAGGCCCAGAAGAACGCCGCAGAAGAGGCGTCCGCCAAGCAAAAAGCGATGCTTGACGCCCAAGCCGACACGGCAAGGAAGGGCAAGCCAGCGCCGGTCAAGAAGGTCGGCGACGAGCACGAGAAAGCCCTCGCAGCAGTCGAGAACCCAGACACGACGCCGGCGCCCGCATCGCTCAAGGTAGAGAAGAATCTTGGCGGCACCACAGGCGCCCAGCTTGCAGTCGACGCCAGCGGCAAAAAGTACGTCATCAAATCTGGGAAGACAAAGGGCCACATTGAAAGCGAGTCTCAGGCCGACGATCTGTACCGAGCCGCAGGAGCAGATGTCCCCAAGCAGCAACTCCACAAGAACGCAGACGGAACGTCCGCAAAAGTCGCGGAATTCATCGACGGAAAAACGCTCGGCGAACTCAAGACGTCAAATCCGAAGCAGTACGAAGCGGCAGTCGCAAAGATCAAGAAGCATTTTGTCGCCGACGCGCTGCTCGGAAACTACGACGTTGTGGGCGCGAACCTCGACAACATTGTCGTTGGAAAAGGCGGCAAAGTGTTTCGCGTCGACAACGGAGGGTCGCTCACGTTCCGCGCTCAAGGCAAAAACAAGGAATTCGGCCCCGAGGTGACGGAAATATCCAGCCTTCGAGACGCCTCGATCAACTCGGCGTCTGCCAGCGTTTTTGGCTCTCTCAGCAACAAAGAGATCAGTTCGCAGATCACGCAGGTTTTGAAGCGCAAAGAGCAGATCCTTGCGGCCGCCAAGACAGATGAGCTTCGCGCCACGCTGTCAAAGCGACTGGACAGCCTCTCCGCTTGGCAGAAGTCGTACAAGAAGTCGCTCAAGAGCAAGCCCGTCGCCGGTAAAGGGTATCAAGAAGCCAACGGCGCCGGGCTTAAGAAAGCGGTGGAGTCTGTTTCACAGAAGAGCGAGGCCGTTAAAAACTCGGTCGCGACAGGCAAGACATCGTCAATGATGTCGTCGAGCGACCAAGACGCGGCAGTAAGCGCGGTGTGGAATCACAGCCTGTCAGCAAAGGAGCGAAACGAAGCGCTTGCGTGGGGAGGGTCGCAGTGGAAAGAAATTCACCACATAGAGAAGCAAGGCGCTCAGGCGGTGGCCAATAGCCAAAAAGCCCAAACATTCGCAAGCGCCGTGTCAAAGCTGCCAAAGTACCACGGCAAAGTCACTCGCCGGCTGGATGCGATTTCTGGAGAGCAGATAAAAACGTGGCTAAAGACCGGCAGATGGAATACCGAATACCCCAGCGCCCCCGGCAGCCCGACGCACGCCTCGTTTAGCAAGATCGACAAAGCGTCGGAGATCGAATCATCCATAAAATCCGGAAGCAGCTTCCCCAGCGGTACGGTCGTTGTCGTAGTGAGAAACAACACAAGGGGCGCCGACACGGGGAAAAGGCTTCCGCACCATGCCGCCGAGAGTGAGGTTATAATTCCGCCTGCGACCTCCTCTCAATACAAAGCGTCAGAGCACTATTGGCTGCTGGATAAAAACCATCCGGCGGTAAAAAACGGAAGCGCAAAGCCGGGCGACAGGGTGCGGGACGATGATTTGACGAAATTGATGGGCGGCTCTTGGGATCAGTCAAAAAAGCCAAGCGCTGTTTTTGTCTTGGTGGTTGACGAAGACGCGCTTGTTGCCGCTGGCAAGGCAAAGCCAAAGAAGAAATAGGAAACCGCATGCCCTTAAAAAAGAAGACCTGGGACTCCATCCCAGAAAGAGAGCAGCGAAACAACCACTACGGAAAAGAAGAGTTCGACGCCTTCGAGGAAGAGATTGCGAAACTCGCCGAGCAATGGAAAAGCGAGATGACGCCGGAAGAGTTTTCGGATTGGCTGGCGTCCGAGGGCAGGGAGTGGATCGTCGACTAGGTTGCACGCCACCCTCTCCATCTGCTAGGCTACAGGCATACACAACTCCGGACGAGGATTTCGTCAGGAGATAGTGCGAGTGCTTTGAGGATTCAAGGCGCGGCGCCCTTGCGGGACTTTTACCCGCCGGCCGTCGCGTTTGCGTTTTTGGCCGGCTCAACAGGAGTCAGTCGAAAATGGCAGCGAGCAACCTCAAGCGTCTTCAGGATCGTGCGGCAGCGATTGCGGCCCGCCTCAACGAACTCGCCGATTGCGAAGAGCGGTCGGAAGATCAAAACGCGGAACTCCGCAAGCTGACCGACGAGGCTGACAAGGTTCAGTCCGACCTCGAGTTCGAGCAGAAGCTCGCCGCCAAGGAAGCCGAACTTCGGGCTGTGGTCGAGCGGGCTGCCCCCGCTCCGGCCCCCGTTGCTACCCCGGCTGCCGAAGAGAAGAAGCTCGAGATCCGGCATATCCTGCCGCATCACACCCAGCTTCGGGCCTTCAACGACGGCCCCGATGCCGTCGAGAGCGCCTACCGCTGCGGCCGCTGGCTGCGGGCGACGGTGTTCAAGAGTGCCGACGATATGCGGTGGTGCCGCGACCACGGCGTCGAGGCCCGCGCCCTGAACGAAGGCAGCAACGCTGCCGGTGGCGCCTTGGTTCCCGAAGAGTTCGCGAACCGGGTGATCCGGCTCGTCGAGACATACGGCACGTTCCCCGGCACCGCCGAGAACGTGAGCATGAGCCGCGACACGATGGTGATTCCGAAGCGCCTCACCGGCACGACGGCGTACTTCGTGGGTGAAGGCTCGAGCATCACCGAGAGCGAGCCGACCTACGGCAACGTGCAACTCGTGGCCAAGAAGCTGGCCGTGAGCTGCCGGATGAGCTCGGAGGTGGTCGAGGATTCCGCTGGCGTGGTGGGTCTGGCCGACGCAGTTGGCCAAGAATTCGCAACGTCGCTGGCCTACAAGATCGACCTCTGCGGCTGGCTCGGCGACGGCACCTCCGATTTCGGCGGCATCCGCGGCATCGTGTCCAAGATCAACAGTGGAGACCACACCGCCTCGGTTGTGACGGGCGCGGCCGGCAACACGGCCTTCGAGACCCTCGACATCGAGGATTTCCTCGGCGTCATCGGCAAGCTGCCCATCTACGCCCGTCAGGGCGCTCGGTGGTACATCTCGCCGGCCGGCAAGGCTGCCTCGATCGACCGCCTGAAGTACGCGGCTGGCGGAAACACGGCCGACACCGTTGCCGGCGGGTCTTCGGACACTTGGCTCGGCTATCCGGTTTCTGTGGTGCATGTGATGAACAGCACCCTGGGCGCCGACGCCAGCAAGGTCAAGGTGCTGTTCGGGAACATGGGCCTGTCGTCCATCTATGCCCGTCGCCGTGACTTCTCCGTGCGGCTGTACGACCAGGTGTACGCCACCACGGATCAGTTGCTGCTCCAAGGCACGATGCGGTTCGACATCAATCACCACTCTCTCGGATCGACGAGCGAGGTCGGCCCTGTGGTCGCCCTCCGCACGCCGGCCGCTTGATAAAGGAGTTTCCTAGAAATGCTCAAGGCTCAGAACGAAAAGATTGTTGGTGATGTCCCCACCGCTGCCGTCGGCGCAACTGCCACGGCGACGCTGACGGTCGACACGCTCGGCTACGACTACGCGTCGTTCACGGTGATTCGCGCTAACAACGCCAGCACTGCGTTCGCGAACGTGCTGAAGATCGAGGAGTCTGACGACAACTCGTCTTACGCCAACGTGACCGCGCTCGTCGGTGGCGGCACCGGCGGGTTCACGATGCCGACGATTGCTGCTTCTGCGACGGCCAGTGCGGCCATCGTGAAGCTCGACGTCGACACGAAGGCTCGCAAGCGTTACCTGAAGCTGTCCTACACGCCCGGCGTGAGCGCCACCTGCGGCATCTCGGCCCGCCTCTCGCGGCCCGAAGTTGCTCCGGCTACCGCCTCCGAGGCCGGCGCGTGCGTCAGCGGCTGGGTGCGTGGCTAGTCCCGATACAAGCGGGACGGCCACGACGGCCGACAAAGGCGCAAGGACGCGCGCCCGCTCCTCACAACAGGAGCAGGTGAATGTTTTTGCGAATTGGTAATTGTGAAGCCGAGGTGAAGGTTGCTGCTCTTATGAGCACACCCCGCCTCGGCTTCACTGATAACTTCTTCTGCGTCTCCGCAGCCCTCGCGCCGCATCGGATTTCTCCGATCAAATACACCGGCGCGTTCTGGGGGCAATGCCTCCAAAGGAGCATGGAGACTGTCATCGACACGCACGACGTCGTGCTGTGCATCGACTACGACACCGTGTTCACGGCCAAGACTGTCGAGGCGCTTCTGGCCTTGATGATGCACGCCGGCGTGGACGCCATCGCACCGCTCCAGACAAAGCGGGAGAGCAACGCTGTCATGTTCGCCCTCCCCGGAGTCAGCGTGGACGAGAAGACGAGCGTCGACCAGGACTGGTTCAGCAAGCCAGTTCAGATCGCCGAGACTGCCCACTTCGGCTGCACGTTCATTCGCACCGCGGCGATCAAGAAGATGAAGAAGCCGTGGTTTGAGGGGCGCGCCAACGAGAATGGTGAATACAACGGCGGCCATTTGGATGAAGACATAGCGTTCTGGAAGTCGTTCTCGGCCGCCGGCAACAAACTCGGCATCGCAACGAACGTCAGCGTCGGCCACTGCGAACTGATGATTACCTGGCCCTCGCGAACGGTCGACGGCGGCAAGGTGCAGCAGCACACGACGACGTTCTGGAATGACGGCCAGAAGCCGCCGGCCGACGCCTGGGGGTTCGTGGCATGAAGATTCGCATCGCCAAGGCATTTCGAGGCTACAAGGTCGGCCAAGTCTTCGACTGGGCAGACGGCATGTGCCGGATTTTCATCGGCCGCGGCATGATCGAGGAAGTGCGCGAAGAGCCGGAGGCGGCTGCCGTCGAAGAGCGGTGCGAGAGGGCGTTCATTGACAACAGGCCAAAGAAGAAGAAGCCATGACACTTGTATTTCCGGCCCCAGAAAATCCAGATGTCGCCCTCACGCCCTACCGGAGCCTCGTGCGGACGTCCGGGCCAGCCGTCGAGCCGGTGACGCTCGCTGAAGCCAAGGCGCACTGCAGGGTTGACCACTCCACCGACGACGCGCTGATTTCGGCACTCATCGCTGGCGCTCGCGAGTACGTCGAGGGCCGCTTGGACGTCACGCTCATCACGACAACGTGGACTGCCCGCTACGACAACTTCCCATCGTGGGAGGTCGTTCTGCCGAGGCCGCCGATGCTGGCCGGCACGGTCACGGTGACGTATCGCAATCCAGATGGCCAGAGCGTGTCGATGTCGAGCGCGACTGGGGCGTTTCAGGTCGACTCGAACGTCATCCCTGGGCGGATCTATCCGAAGTACCTCGAGGCATGGCCGCCGACTCGCGGCGACGAGAACAGCGTCACCGTGCAGTGGAGCGCTGGCTACGGTGCGTCTGGCACGAGCGTGCCGCAAACGATCCGCCACGGTGTTCTTCTGCTCGTCGGCCACTGGTACGCCAATCGCGAGGCCGTGACGTCTGGGCAGATGATGGAAGTACCGATGACGTTCGAGACGTTGATGGCCGCGAGTGGCTGGGGTGGATACCGATGAGCATGACGGCGACGGTCGTCGCAAAAGCCGACGCCGCGCTCTCCCAGACCTCTGGCCTGGCTCAGTCGATCTCCGCCCACTCCTTCGACTTCTCGGTGTCGGTGGGCGACTGCACAAAGGTGTTCAGCGACAAGAGGACGTTCCCGTCCGCTGGCTTTGACGACATCGACTTCGCGACGATCGGAATGAGCGTCGTAAAACTGATCTTTGTGCGGAACCTCTCCGGCACGAGCCAGATCGCCCTCTCGGCTGGCTGGACAGGCTCGCAATTCAGCGTCTTCCGGCAGGACGTCACGAGTTGGAACTTTAGCCCCATGATCAACCTCGGCAGCCTGACGCTGCGGGGCTATCCAATCCGCGAGCGTGGCTGCTTCATGGCGTCGAGCCCAAATACAGCCGGATTCGCGACGACCAGCGGCGGCAGCATTCTCCGCATCGGCGGCACGAGCGGTCAAGAATACGAAATCTATGTAATGGGAGCATAAAATGCCTGACATTTCCTACGCGGTCAGCCTCAAGGTAGATAAGGAATTTCTCAGCAACTCTGTCAGCGTTGGCAACGCTACCGCCAACATGAATCAAGTTGGTATGCAGAGCTTCACGCTCACGCTCTCGACGAACGCCGTGCAGATCACGACGGCGAATCTGTCGAGCGTCGGCCTCGCGTTCATGCGGAACCTGTCCACGGCGACGGCCGCGACCGTGACGGTCGGCATCGACGCCGGCGGCTCGTTCCTGGGCTTCAACACGCTGCGGGCCGGCGAGCCGGCGATCTACCGGCTCTCTGCCGGCCAGAACTACTTTGCCACTGGCACCGCCGGCAGCCGCCTCCGCGTAGACATCACAGAGGGCTAAATAATGCCACTGAACGCACAGATTCTTCTATCCATCCTGGCTCACGAGACGAGCGCTGGCGACTTGTCGAAGACCCTGCGGGCGACGCCGGTGTCATATGCGGCCACGCTCTCCGACGGCACCGGGGCGAATCAGGCGCAGGTCGTGTGGAGCTTTGAGGGGACGTTTGATGGCGAATATGTCCTCGGCTCCAACGGACTCGTCTTCAGCGACAACCGCGGGACTGTTGATTTTTCTGCACTCAAGGCCATCTATATCAAGAACACGGGGAGCATTGACTTTTATGTGAGCGGGTGGCCCGACGGCCCCATATCTGAAAACGGCTCGGCCTTCTTTAGGCCAGGCGCGGCGGCGCTGTTTGTGTGCCCGGACGCGAATGGATGGCCCGCAAACGCGGATTATGCGTTTGGCCTAAATGCTGGCGACGACAGTCCCGTCGCCAGCGCTCAAGTCGTCCTCATCGGCGAGGGAACCATCTCGTGATTAAGTCTGGCTCGATGCGCGAGCGAATAGCGATCGAGGCGCCGACGGAGTCGCGAAGCCCGCTCGGCGAGGCCACGCTGTCGTGGGCCACGTTCGCAACAGCCTGGGCCAGCGTTGATGGGCTGTCGAGCCGCGAGATGCTGCAGGCCCAGCAGGCCAACTCCATCGCCTCCCACAAGATCCGCATCCGTTTTCTGCCTGGGCTCTTGCATACCCACCGCATCGTCTGGCGGGGGCGCACAATGGAAATAGCGAGCGTCGTTGAGCGCGAGAACCGCACGATGCACGAAATTCTGGCCCGAGAGGTGCAGTGATGTCGAATCTTTCTTCCGCGGAAGCGTTCATTCGGGTCAGCCTGACTGGCGTCGGCCCCATGCTGGACATCCTCGACCTGCTCATCGGATCATTTGGCAAAAAGGGCGTCCTCGAGAAAGCCCTGCACGAAGCGGCTATTCCGATTCGTGACGAATACAAAACGCGGGTGCTCAAGCACGACGCCACTGGCAATCTGGCCAAAAGCACGACGATCAAGACCAAGACGTATCCAAGCGGCATCGCCGTTGCTATCGCCGGCCCGCGGCATACCGGCTCTGTGGGCGCGACTGGATCGAAAGCCAGCGGAAATCATAGCTGGCTTCTTGAGTTCGGCAGCGACGGCCGAAGGCGCCCGAGCACGCGCAACAAGAAGACCTACGTCAACGTACACAAGATGGTGAACCGCAAAATGACGGTTCACGCACGGCTTGAAGACAGCGAGAAGTTCGCCAAACGCAGCCGCGGCTACTACTTTCTGATGTCGTCTTGGTTTGAGCCGACGAGGCAGCCTCGCCGCGGCAAGGGGTATACCCACGACTTCCTGCCAGACCTCGGCAAGGGGCCGCGCGTGTTCACTCTCCACCCCGGCGAGACCTACGGCGCCATGCCTGGGTATCACTTGATGGAAAACACCATCAAGAGCCAGCGGTCGAAGGTTCAGGGCATTCTGCGGTCTGGAATCATCGAGGCCATCAACGGGGCCATCAAGTAATGCTCATCTCGCCAGAAAAACACGTTTACTCCAAGCTGGCCTCGACGCCTGGGGTGGCGAGGATGGTGGGCTTCCAGATCTATCCAATCGCTGTGCCGAAGTCCGGCGCGGCCATGCCGCTAATTGCCTACAGAAGGGTAAATATCCAGCGTGAGTCGGCCCTGTCTGGGCCGCTTTTTCAGCCCGTCGTCAGCCTGCAGATCTCGTGCTGGTCGATGTCATACGACGCCGTCCGCGACCTTGCCGACGAGGTTCGCCTGGCCTTGGATGGCCACACAGGCACGCTTGCTGGAGTTACAATCAGTGATATGAGGCTCGTTTCTGAGGTCGATGACTACATCGACCCAACAGAAGTGGGCGCACAACTTCCACCGGCATACGAAGTTCGACAGCTTTACTCAATTCGGTGGTCTGAGGCTACCGGGTAGGCGCAAGGAGGCGCAGCAACATGGCAGGCGTTTCGTCCCAGGGACTCACCTTTGTTTTCGGCGGCACCACTCTCACGGTTACGTCGGTGCAGGTCAATGACACCCAGGATCTCATCGACGGCTCGCACCTCGGCATCGCTCCGAACTCCCGCCGTGAGTTCGTGGGCGGCTTCGCGACTGACCGCGAAGTCACCATCGACTACATCTCGACGAACATTCTCGCGGCCGGCATTAGCGGCAACCTCTCAATCTCCGGGCCGATTTCATTCGGCGGCACCGCGACCTGCTCATCGGCCTCGATCGGCGGTTCTGTGGGTGCCCTCATCAGCGGGAGCGCGACCTTCCGCGTCGCGTAAAGCGACATGGCAGGGTTCACGGCGCAAGGGGCGACCTTCACGTTTAACAACGTGCGCGCAACCGTCGTCTCCGTTCAAGTCGAGGAGCCGACTGCAGAGGTCGTCGACATGACCGGAATGTTTGACAATACGGGTCATCAGATCCTAGTCCCGACCGGCGCATTCTCCGGCGGGACTGTGACTGTCGAGTTCATCGGGCAGGCAACGCCGGCAACAATCGGAACGATTGGGCCGCTTTCTTTTGCCAACAGCACGGGGGTCAACCTGACTCGCCGCTGCATTCTCGAAAACGCCTCTATTGAGGCGCGCACTGGAGATCTGGTGCGAGGTACGATGAAGTTTCGCTTGACTGATTATTTACCGTAAAGGCTCCACAGGAACATAACCGATGGCTCTGAGTAAGGCAAAGATTCTCGCGGCTGATGACGTCAAGACGGAGGCGATTCCTGTCCCTGAGTGGGGCGGCGACGTCTATATCAAGACACTTTCCGGCACTGAGCGCGATGCGTTCGAGGACGCGTATAGCACGGACAAGATGAAGAACTTCCGGGTTCGTTTTCTGATCCTGACGCTGTGCGACAACAAGGGGGATCGCCTGTTCTCTGACGCAGAGGCCGACGATCTTGGCAAGAAGTCTGCAACTGTGATCTCGCGGCTGTTTGAAAAGGCGTGGGCTCACAATGCCTTCCGCTCGGAGGACGTTGATGCCCTGGGAAAAGATTTACCGACCGACCAGAGCGGAGGTTCTACTTCCGCCTAGCGCTGGCGTTGGGCAAAACCGTCAAGCAACTGCTGTCTGAACTGGACAGCGAAGAGCTTTCGGAGTGGTATGCCTTCGACCAGAGATGGCCACTGCCAAACCACTGGGCGCAAACGGCGAGACTTTGCCGGATCGTCATGGCGGCGAGCGGCAACTATAAGAAAGTTCCGGACGAAAACGTGTTCATCCCGGCGGCGGTGGCGCCAAGGCAAAGCCAGGAAGAAATCATTACGGAATTGATGAAACTGCAGGCACCTCAAGGATGAGGCAATGGCTCTTCTAGGCAAAATCTCTGCAGTCATCACGGCGAACGCCACAGACTTCACCCGCACCATCGGGAACGTGAAGTCGGAGCTTAACTCGCTCCAAAAAAAAGTTCAGGGCTACCGACTCAACCTGGAGACGGCGGCCCTCGACAAGACCCTGACGAAAGTCCAACTCTTCAGGAGGACTCTTCAGGAGGCGCTCGGCAAGAAGATTGACGTCGGCGCTCTTCAGGATCTCTACAAGGTCTTTGAGGACGTCGGCAAGCCGCTGACAAAGGTCAAGAATCAGATCGAGTCGCTGTCGAATTCGACACAGGCGTACTTGTATCCGGCCCTCGAGCGCGCCCAGAAGGGGTTTCAGAACCTCTTCAACGAGATCAAGGCCGGCACGACGACGTTCGACGCCGCGCAGGGCAGAATCAATTCGCTGACTCGACAGATCGAGCGACTCAAGGCCAGCACGGCCGTCGTCGCCGACTTTGCGAAACTCACCGGCAGCCTGTCCACGGACAGCGTCGGAGCGAAGTTTGTTCAACCTCGCGCCCTCGAAGAACTGCAGAAGTTCATCGCCCTGCGAGACAAGGCGGCCCAGCTTCCCGCCGATCAGCGCGAGAACCCGTTCTTTCAGGGCATCATTCGGGACGCAAGCGCCGCAGGCGAGCGCATCGAGGCGCTTGTCAGCAAGATTGAGAAGGCGAAACTCAAGGCCGCGCTCGCCGAGTCGGTGCTTTCGCGCAATCCGACAAGCCCCATCGCGCTCCGCAACGCCGCCACGGCAACCGAAGAACAGCGCCGCGCCCAGACGCAGCTTGACCGCGAGACCGACGCGCAGCGGCTGCGCAATCAACGGCTCGCCAACGCCACGACCTTATCCGCTGTGGCCGGCTTGCGTGCGCCGGCGGCCGCCACCGAGACAGAGAGGACTGCTGAGAAGGCCGCCCAGGCCATTCAGGCTCTACGCTCCGCCGGCCTCGACAGCTACGCAGAGCAGATTAGAACCACGGCCGAGGCTGCCTCGACGCTGGCGCAGGGCAGTGACGCTGCGGCTGCCGCGCTCGCAAAGCTCAACAGCCAAGCCGCGGCCGGCATACGGCTTGCAGGCGCCACGGACTCGATCAGAAGCCTGGATCAAGACTCAAGAAAGCGAGCCGACGCCCTCACTTCGAGGCGCGTGCGAGTCAAAGAGACCCTCGATGAGGCCACGGCGGCTGGCGTGCCTCCGGAGGGCGTGACTGCCGCCAGAAGGCGCGACTTTCTCAGCAACGAGATCGGCGGCCGTATTCAGAATCTGCAGGGCAAGGTCTCAGGCATTGAAGGCGAGGCTGGGAAAAAGCTGCAGGCTCAACTCGACGCCGCAACGAAAAGCCTGCAGAAGCTCGTCAGCACAGACGCAACGCCGGCGATCTCTCAAATCGTTGCTCTGCGGAATCAGATTTCCGGCCTCGAAAAAGACATCAATGCTGCAAACAAGCAGCAGCAGCTACTGAACGAGTTCGACTCGTCGACGGCCATCAACTTGCAGCCTCGTGCTGTCAAGGACTACATCAACGATTTTCAGTTGCTCCTGAACCTTGGCGGCAACCTGAACGAAGAACTTGGAACGAAGTTCGGCGCCTCCCTGGAGGCTTCGCGGGCGAAGGTCAAGTCGCTCTATCAGCAGATTGCCGCCCAGCCGCGAACGCCAGAAGGCAACGCCAACGCCGAGCGGCTGCTGGCACAGATTCGCGCTGAGAGCAAGGCCTTGGCGACGGAACTCGCCGGCCTGGACCCGACGAGGTTCACCGAAAAGCAACTCAACCGGCTTCTGTCTGCCAACCGCAGGCTGCGAGGCGACATCTCAGGTCTTCGCGGCTCTGCGCAGGCAGGCCAGCTTGCTTTGCAGCAGTTGACGTTCGCGGTAGACGACTTCTTCTCGTCCACTGGCGGCTTTGAATACAAGCTGCGGGCGATCAGCAACAACATCTCGCAGTTTGGCTTCGTGCTTGGTGGCACGAAAGGGTTGATGGCTGCCGTTGCGGCAACGTCTGCGGTTCAGTTGTTGATTCAATTTGGAGGAATCGGTAAGGCTTCAAAAGAGGCCGAAGGCGCGCTCAAGTTCATGAACGACGAACTTGAGAAGTCGAGGAACCTTGCCGAGCAGACAACGAAGGCATTTGAAGATCTTGCGAAGGCACTAAGAACATCAACGTCGTCTGGGCCGCGTGGCGATATTGAGCAGAGAGTGCGGGATCTTCGCGAGGAGCAAAAGAAGTCTCGAGAAGCTCAGGTTCGCAGCGCGTCGCCAGAGGTTTCAAGCGCGGCCGGCGCCCGCGCTGCCGCCGAAGAGCGTCTTTCTCAAGCCACCGGCAGCGATCGAGTGCGAATCGCCCGAGAGCTTGAGCAACTCCGAAAGCGTGAGCGCGACGCGATTGCAAGATCGACAACTCCGCTTGATGGCAGAACGCCGAGAGGGCCGCTGACCGGAGTTCGCGATCTTCTTGAGAAGGCAAGGCAGGCGGAAATACTTACGCTCAACAGGAGAGAGACCGCCGCCATCGTGCCGTTTGGTGAGCAGCGGCGAAGCGAGAGGCTCGCCGGCCTTCGCGCCGAGCGCATTTCAGCGCCGACGACTCAGCAGGAAGCTGTCAAGGCCATTGAGTCGAGGCTCGATGAGTTAATCAAGACCCAGCAGACCGCTGACCCAATCGACAAACTTTCAGCGCAGCTCACAGACGCACTAGGAGGCTTCCGAGTTGCGATGCCTGGGCGATTCGACGCCGTCAACGCATTTCAGCAGAACGAAAAAACGATTGCTGATCTGAACGCCGAACTTGAGCGACTCAAGGAAGTCATCAAAAGCGGCGCCGACGACATCGCCGCTGGCTTTGCCGAGCAAGCACTGATCGCTCAAGAAGAAATTAAGGGCGTATTCAAGGATCTGGCCGCCCTTCGCCTCGACGGCGACGTTCAGGGGCGGTTCGAGGAGCAGTTCAAGGCTCCGGCAGCCGGCCTCGCTGATGCCGTAAAGAAGATCGAAGAAGCGCTGCGGCTCGATCCTAACGCAGACATTTCGGCGCTTAAGGCAGAGGCAGGGGCTGCAGGAAAATCTCTTGAGGCTCTTTATCAGCAGGCCGACAAGATCGCTCGCGACGCCGCGCTCGGAAAACTCATCCCGACGGCCGACAAGCTATCGTCTGCCGCCCAGCTCGCCGGCGGCCAAACGATCGCAGGCTCGAACGCCGCGAGATTCGAGGCCGATCGCCAAGAACTAGGGAACCGCCGGCGACGCGCTGAGTTGCGCGGCCCAGCAGGCGCAGCCGACGTTGCTGCCATCGACAAAGAACTTGAGAAGATCCGCCTGCTGGCCGACGAGGTCGGCAAGGCCGCCATCGCTGTGGCGGCGTTCCAGCGTGCCGCCGAAGAAGCGGCCCTGAACCTGTCCAGAACCCTGGTCAACGAGGCGCAGTCGGACGTCGAGCGAGCCCGCAGGCGTGCGAATCGCGTGGCCGGCGACGCAGAGCTTGGGCCAGGAGCGCGTCGAGACGCTGCGGAGGCCGAGCGACGCAGGCGCGAGCAGGAAGACAGCGACCGACAACTGCAGCGTGAACTTGAGAACGAGCGGCTCAAGTTCGAGCGCGAGAAGTCTGGGGACGGCCGTGTCGGCGATCTGGCACGCGCAGTTCAGGAAGGACGCCGCGCCCAGGAGGACAAAACGCTTGGCGTTGGCGAGCAGCTTGCCGGCAAGCAGCGGGCCGACGAGGCCGAGGCTCAACTCCAAAGGCTTCTCAGGGATCGCCTGAAACCGTTTGAGGAGGCCGCCAACGCACGCGACCGCACGCGGCAGGCAGAAATTGAGGAATCTCGGCGGCGGAATGAGCGCACGGTTGCGGGGGTAGGAGTTGCCAGCGGAATACAGGGCGGCAACAAGCAGATGGCGGCTGCCCTTGGCGGCGACGCCATAAAAGCAGCGGCAGAATTGTCGCTTGCGATGGAAGAGGCCAAGAGGAAGGTCGACGACGCCGCGCAAGCCGGAGCCGACATTCCAGATGAACTCAGGGATCGGATTAAAGAACTTGCTAAAGAAATCGAGGCACAGCGACAAGACTTCGTAAAGCAAACCACGGACAGAGCGCAAAACAGAGCCGGCGGCTTCGACGCCCAGTCCAAGCGCGCCCGCGACGAAGTTCAGGGGTTTGCTTCTAACATTGAGGGCGAGCTTACTGCGCTCGAAGTGCAAAGGCAGTCGCTCGAGAAAAAACGTGACGAGGCGCTGCAGCAAAACTTTGGCGAGCTTGCGGCTACCATTCAGAACGACATCAACGCAATGGATGCCCACGCCGAGCAACTCAACGCTGCCGCAATTGCCGTCGGTGCGTTCCAGGCAGCCGCCAACAAGGCAGCCCTCGATCTACAGAACAAGGTCGCTTCCGAATCGCAGGGGGCCGCGGAGGCTGCCCGCCGGCGGGCCAACGAAGCCGAGGCAATCTTTGGCGAAAAGTCGCCTCAAGCACGCGAGGCTCGCGCAGAGCAGAAGCGCCGCGAGGACGCAGCAAGAGCCGCCGACGACGAGGCTGCGAGGGCAAGAAAGCGGATCGCCGAGGAGCGCGTGAAGTTCGAGAATGAGATCGCCAATGGGGCAAACCCCGCTGCTGCTGCGCGGGCAGAAAAGATCCGCCAGCTCGAGGCCGACGCGGCCGACGAGCGGAAGACAGCAGCCGATCGCGAAGCAGCCAGGGCCGAGGCAGACAGGCTGCGGCGCGAGCAGGAGCGAGAGTTCGAGAACCGCCCAGAGGTTCAGGCCGAGCGTCGCAGGGCCGACGAAGCCGACCGGGAGCGTGCTCGCAAAGACTCGGCAGCCCGTGGCCGCGAACTCATGAAGACGGAGCGGCAGCGTGCTGAAGAAGCCGTGAAGGCCAGCGCTGGAGACATTGCCAACGCCGTCAAAGACATGCGCGACGAAGGCGCCGGAAGACAACAGATTCAGGACGCCACGCAGACTGCTGCCAACAATCTTGGCCGTCAGGCAGCGCCGATGCTGGCCGGCTTCGCCGACGAGGTTATGAACGCTCGCCTCGCTGGCCCTTCGCGGGCGGCCCTCAACGCCCAGGACGTTCAGACGACCGAAGGCGCGAGGGAGTTGAATCGACTCTTGCGCGGAGACGACGCCTCGAAAGACGTCAACATTCTTGAACTAAGAAAGCAGTCGGAGCTTCTTCAGGCGATCGAGAACGCAATCAAGGCCCAGACAGGCGTTGTGGTGGATTTGTAGTCATGGCAAAAATGTTCAAGGAAATGGTTCAGGGGCAGGGGGCCACGCTTGCCAGCGGGCAGTCTGGGGTTTCGTACACACGGACTTTCAAAGTATTGCTGGATACCCCGGCCGAAATACAGTCGTTCGACGTCATCGGTGCCATTGCAAATCTCGACGGCGGATTTCTCGGCATTGGCACCCCGCACCCGCTCGACAATTTTGCAACGTGCGACAGCGTTTCGATCTCCCCTGACGGCGACAGTCGTCTTTCGTACACGATCACGGTTCAATACAAGCCATCTGGCGATTCAGTGTCACTTGACCAGGGCGGTGACAACAACAACGACCCAGACCCGAGAGAACAGCCACCAGACCTGCGACCAGCAAATTGGTCGACTTCCACCACAACAATCGAGGTGCCGTCATGGTGGTGGATTCCGCAGTTTGGCGCCAACGCCGGCACACCGTTTCCGGCCTTCAATCCAGCCGGCGATATTGTCGACGGCCTGACGATCCTGCAGCCAATCGTAAACATTAGCGTGGAGCAGTATTGCGCCGGCGACCAGACCGTGTTTTCTCAATACGTCGGAATGGTCAACGAGAACCAGGGCAAGCTTGGGTCGCTAAACCTGTTCCCGCGCAGCGTGTTGTTTCGCAGCGTTTCGTTCAAGCCGCATGTGGAAAGTTTTGGGCGGCGAAAGTGGCGCGGCTGGATTGGCACTTTCGAGTTTTCGTACAAGGCCAACTACAATAACTACTTGCAAGAGTTTATTGGCTGGGACATCGCAATCCCTCTCAGCGGGTACAACATAATCAATAAATTTGGCAACGACGTCGACAAGGGAGCGTGCCACCTAACCCTCGAAAACGACGACACAGGGGCGATCAAGGATTGGCCGAATCCAACTATCGCGCCAAACACGAACGGAAAAAAGATGCGGGCAAATGTGCTCATAACAACTCCCACTTCAAGCGGAACCCGCGCATCGCAGCGCCCGTCGGCGTCGCCGGTTCCGCTCAACGAGGACGGCACGCCTCGCGACCCAGAGGCAACGCGGGTGGTTAACGGCGTTCAAATGAAAGACCCGGTGCTCGTCCGCAGGTTTCAGATGTATAAGACTTTCAACATGACAATTCTTGGGCTGCGATTCCGATGAGCGGATTTCTGATCGGTCCAGGGCTGCGCGATGAACTGCGTGACATTGTCGCGGAGCGCAAAAATGGCGTAACGTCAATGAGCGTGCCGCGTATGGAGGCGCGGTTTGAGGAAGGGTTCAAGCGCCGCGGCGGTGGCGGCATCTCCACGATCCGCCTCGGCCAATGCGAAGGCCCGTGGCCCAACGAGCCGCCGCTCAACGTCCGAGTTGTTCGCCTATTCAAGCAGCCAGATAACCCAACCGGCCCAGCCGACTGGATTCCCGAGACGGATTCATTCGGCGACCCAGTGTTCGCCGTCACGATCAACTGGTTCACGCATATTCCAGTTGGACAGGGCGACCTTTTGAAGTGGTGTGCAGTCGTGCCGATCAGTGATTTGGCAGGAAGTTATGACACGGGCCAAGTGACATACGAAGACCAGCAGGAAATTCCAATTTTGCGTCCGTACAGCAAGCTGTGGCTCTTGATCGCGGTGGAGTGCTGATGCTCGTCAACAGCAAGGACTCGTGCAACTGCTGCCCCGAGATGCGGTGCTGCACACCGGAGACGGTGACGGCGAGCGTTGATGGAATGTCTGGGCAGATAGTTTCCTATGGCGTGGAGAGTGTTATTGTTGCATTTCACGAGAGCCGGTTCTTTGAGTGCGATCAAGAGTGCGAAGAAACCTATGCCTTTTTGGGCGACCCCCGCGGGTCTTTCGCAGACATTATTCTTGCCGAAGAGCACCTTGGATGTGTAATCCCTTTAAATGTAAGCGGAAATATCCTTGGCTGGACTTATAATTTCGGAGACTTTGAAAATCTAGCGTGGTCGCGCCAGTTTTTTCCGCCTCAAGTTCCATATTTTAGGCTTGGTGAGGGGCAAGGCAGGGACAACGAAGACCCGATGTGCGGCCAAAATTTTGCCGCATACTTTGACAGTTCTACATGCTCAGCCCCAGGCGACACATGCGACAACTGCCCCGCTGCAATTGTCACTAGGATTTCCGTAAACGAAGCAAAGTGCGACCCAGACGCAACTCCACCGGGGCATCCAAAGTTTTGCGAGCGTCCGGAGTTTGGGCCTTTTCAGGCAGGCCCATGCAACCCCAACCAAGGCATACTCTATACAAACCAAGAGGACTTGAATGGCACTTATATATGCCACCGCCCAAACCAGTTCGTCCGTCCGCAACTGAAGGCAACGATCACGCGACAGGTGCCGCTCGCGCCAGAGCGTATCTCGCAATACCCAGGCGTCACAGAGGCGACGCTGCTCTACAACGTCGCCGAGTACCGAACGTGGGTTTTTCAGCCTCCTCCAGACGAATGCACCGACATCCTGTTCCCCCCCGAAGGCGACCACTTCATCGTCGACTACCGCTGCGGAAAACGAAACCCGTGGTACGCTTTTGAGGGCGGCCAGATTTGTTCTCGCGGCAAGTGCCAAGGACTAAACCAGGGCATCGTGAAGCCGCACCTCGCTCCGTACCACCAATCGCTAAATCACACCGCTCAGTTGTATTTGCGGCTTGGGCCTGCAAGCCACGAACCAGACCCCAACGGCCGATTTCCCGACAGCTGGAAGGTGATCGGCGTAGACATAAAAGACGGCGGGTATGGGTATGAGGTTGGCGAGTTCTTCTACGTCAACTTCGACAACTCGCGTCCGCCGCTCGGCGGTGAGCGAATAAGTTTTTTCCCAAGACCAGACGCAACCTGCTTTCCTCAGTATTTCCCCAATTACATAGACAAGTATGGATATTCAGGCCAGAACGTAGAAGGCGGCGTGTTGCTCTACCAAAGAATCCGCATCTCCGAAGTTGCGGGGCCGGGTTCAATCGTTTCTCTTGAAGTTGTTCCGATCTTCAAAACGCCAGAGTATAAAGACCCGCCGTTTTGCAACGTCGAGCGAATCGGTGACCAGAGAACAAAGTTTTACACAGGCTACGGTCGCGTGCTTTGCCACCCAATTTCCGTTGCTATGCCCGGCATTGGCTACACAGTCGGCGACGAAATTCAATGGCACTGCGATAACCCGGACTGCGACGAGATTGAGGTAGCCACGGCAGTTGTGTCAGACGTCGACGACGAAGGCGGAATCTTAGACTGGCGCATTCGAGGATCAGACTTCCCGGCGGGGTACGCGACCGTCAACGTGTGCGACGAAACCGACTCAAGCGGAAACTGCCTAGCGTTTTGCAGCCAGCGACCCCTGAACCCGCCGGATCAGTTTGACGACCGCGGGCACTACGAGTGGAAGGCGAAGGTGCTGTGCGACCTGCGGTGGGAGGCCGTTGGGGTTCCTGTCAGGAAAGTCCGAAGCAGCGTGGAAATCAGATCGCTTTGCAACACCGGGGAAAATCAGAGCAACTTTACAAACCTGTCGCTTCAAATTACACGACGTCAATGCGAAACCGCCATCGAGGTTTACGTTTACGCTTGGCCGTTTGGGGAACAGATAGCGAACTCAACGTCGATCAACGACCGCGCTCGAAACTTGTGGCCCCCGTATCCAGAGTGCGCGGGCGGCGGAGCAGTTATTACTCCCGTTTTTGGCGCGGCTGGAGCCAACGAGTCTGACTGGGGTAGTTCAATAAACGGCGGCATAGTGCGCGCTGGTGGCGGAGGCTACTGCTTTCGCGACAAGTACCACATCGCCCCAACATTACCGCTTGATGTTCCTGGCATTGGCGCTGGCTCAGGCGCAAAAATAGCGTCGTTTGGGTTTGGTGCAATAAATAACTTTCCAAACCCAGCCGTGGCATGGGGCGTCGATCCACCTGCGTCAAATCGGTTTTCTTATTTTCCGGTGACCGGCGCAACAATCAACTCGTCGCACAGAGGGAGCGGGTACTCAGTTGGACAGGAGTTTGAGGTAAAGCCTGAAGGCGGCCGCGCCGTTACCGATATGTGGAAGGCCACCGGCGGCGACTCGCCTGACGTTTGCCCAAACGGCGCGTGGTACGGAGGCCCGAGGGCTACTGGGATCAACGCAAGCGGATACTTCTCTTTGATTGTAAACCAGGAAACGGGGCAATATGGCGAGCCTGTTTCGTCTCCGCATCCTGTGTGCGTTCTTCGGGTTTCTTCGGTAAACGAAAGCGGCGGAATCACTGGGCTTGAAGTCGTGCATGGCGGCATGATGTTTAAGACCGTGCTATCGTCAGGCAAGAAAAATCCAGACGCGCAGGTCGTGTTGACTTCAACGCTTGGATATGGCGCGCTCGCGACTGGAGCGTTTGACGTAAACTATGAAAGCAGCACGTTTGGAGAGTTGCTGTCGGTTTCAATAATCGCAGACCCGTCGATCACGGTTGACCCAAAGCACCCCGGCATCTCGACGGCGGGGGTTGGCGTGCCAGACGCAAACAACGGGTGGATTGAGGCGCCGTCGTCGATGCCACTTGGAGGCCGCGACTACGCTGACCAATCGGCGGGGTATTTTTGGATGCTGGAAAATACATACGTCGGCGGGCCTGTCCTCGACCAGCAGTGGTTCCTTCAGGCTCACTTGGGATGGCACGGACACGCCCCCGGCCAGCCCGCTGCGGAGCCGCTTGTGCCGAGAAATTTCAATCACGAGACATTCTCAACACACAACGTATTTTCTGGCGAAATGCCGTCATTTGTTCCGAGAAGCAGTGTGTGCGCTTTCTCGGACTGCTATCACTCTTTGCTAAACAAGACTTACCCCCTTGCGAAAGTCTGGGGGGCTGGTTGCTTTTTCGGGGCAGGCGCGCCGTTTGACTATGCCTTTCCAGACAGCCCATCAAACAGAGACGCGCCGCCGACGACGGGGTACGCACTGCTCGAAAGAAAAAATCCCGAAAGAACTCCCGCAGATATTCCGTACTCCTACGAATACACGGTGATTGAGTACGGCCCGACGCTTTCGCTGTCTGCCGAAACTCCAGCGAGCTGCCCCGACCACGCCAACGGCACGCCGTACAGGAGGTAATATGTCGATCTGGTGTCAGTGGGAGGAGCTTGACAAGTCGTGGGTATGCGGCCAGTGCAAGGCCGTCGTGCCAAAGAGCGTTGTGCCAGAAAAGCCCTTCTCTGCCTGCATGGTTGGCATCAAGAGGGAAAACACAACCCTCGAAGACGTTCTGAAAATGCGGTTTCAGCCAGAGCCGCAGGAGGTGCAAGATGGCCCTGGTACTGAACTAAAAAAACTGCTCTCCAAGGTCGGAATCACAGCCTCGGCAAACTGCTCATGCAACGCTCGCGCCGCGCAAATGAACGCATGGGGCGCGGACGAAAGCGAAAAGCGAATTGACGAGATCGTCGGCTGGCTGCGTGAGGAAGCGACGAAACGAAAACTTCCGTTCATCGACGCCGCTGGCCGCCTGCTAGTACGCCGTGCGATCGCCAACGCCAAGCGAAAATCCACCTTGACATCCTAGGCTACCGGCCGACACTTTAGAGATGCCGGAAGACCACCATTTCACGCTCGCCGGCCTGCGCTGGCTCTTGAGATTCTCCCGCCTCCGCGGCGGTGCCGACGGCTGGGCATATCTGCCAGACACCAAAGATCCCAATCGCTCTGAGCGCAAGATTTTGATCGACAGCCGCCTGAAGCACCGCCGGCGTCTCGAGGTTGTGATCCACGAGTGCTTGCACGTTCTCTATCCAACCGTGAGCGAAGAGCACATCACAGAATCGGCACGCGATCTGGCGAGGGTTCTCTGGTCACTTGGCTACCGGGAGATTGAGTGATGGCGAAAGACCTGGAATTCGTGATGAAGATCGCCGGGGCCGCCATGAGCCGCGACCACAGGAAGTCGTGGTTCTCCAAGTTGCCGGCAGACGCGAAGAAGCGACTCTCGGCAATCAAAGAGGCGTTCGCCGCAGGGCAGTTTGCTGGCATCACGCTGGCGGCCGTATGTCAGGCAGTCGAGGCACTGTTGAAGGAGCAATCGTGGCCCGTACCAAAAAGCCCAAACACGATCAGCCGCTGGCTGCGTTCGAGCGACACCTAGAAGTCGCCCGCGACGCCGACAACTCCAGGCTGCGTGACGAACTGTCATCGCTCAAGCGGAAGTACGATAGCGCGCTCAAGCAGCTTGATGCTGCGCGGCAGCGCAACGACCGGCTGACGGCCCTCTCTGGCGTCGGTACGAAGAAGATCAGCCGCAAGCGGCCCGCCGGCGACCGGCCGGAGGCGACGGCTGTGCTTGTGCTCTCGGACTGGCACTGCGAGGAGCGGGTCGACCCCGCAACGTGCCGGAAACTCAACGAATACACGCTCGACATCGCCGACCGCCGCATTGCCCAGCTCGTGCAAAAAGCGTCGATGCTGATCGAGCATGAGAAGTCGCTGACCGGCATCCGCAGGATCGTCGTGGCCGCTCTTGGTGATTTTATAACCGGGCATATCCATGACGACCTCGTTGAGGTGACGCAACTAGCCCCTCTGGCCGCGAAGCGGTGGGCGGGAAAAAGACTCAACGGCGTCATCGACGCCATGAGCGAGATCGCCCCAGTGCTCGTCGCCACGGCCAGCGGCAACCACGGTCGGTCAACAAAGTTTCCTCGCATGGCAACGGAAAACGACCACTCGTTTGAGCAAGACCTGTATCTGACGATGGCCGCGGAGGAGCGGCGGGCGAATGTTGAGTGGCAGGTGGGCGAGGGCTATCTCAACAACATCAACCTTGACGGCTTCATCGTGCGGGCGCACCACGGCCACGCCATTCGATTCGGCGGGGGCGTCGGCGGGCTGACGATCCCTGCCAACAAGGCCATCAGCAACTGGAACCAGGCCCAGCGGGCTGATCTCGACATCTTCGGCCACTGGCACTGTTTTAGTTGGCTCCCGTATCGCTTCGTCGCGAACGGCTGCCTTATCGGCCACAACGCATTCGCTGACAGGATCAAGGCTGAGTATCAGCCCCCCAGCCAGTCGCTCATCATCATCGACCACGAGCACGGCAGAGTCACGAAGGTACTGCCGATCTTCTGCAAATGACCCACGACGAAATCCAACGCGCCTGGATCCTTGTGAACAAATACGGTCCGCCGAACGCCTGGACGGCCGCCAACGGGACGCTGGCCGCGGCCCTCGGCCGGGCGCTTGAGGAGATTGAGCGGCTCACCTACCGAATTGCAGTGATGGAAGAACGCCACCAGGAGAAATGAAATGCTGATCGGACTCACCGGCGCCGCTGGGGCTGGCAAAGACACTGTGGCGTCGCACCTATTCAAAGCCCACGGCTGCCTGAAACTCGCTCTGGCCGACCCGCTCTACGCCATGGTCGCGGCCATGACGGGCCTGCCGGTCGAGAAGATGGGCGACCGCAAGGTGAAGGAGGCCGACATCGCGTGGATCGGCACCTCGCCGCGGCGGTTGCTTCAGACCCTCGGCACCGAATGGGGCAGGGGAACGCTGGGCGACGACATCTGGATCAAGAACCTTTTCCGGCGTATCGACGCCTACTCTCACGCAATGGGGAGGTGGAGCGACAAGGCAAGCTTCGTCGTTACCGACGTCCGCTTCGCCAACGAAGCCCAGGCCATTCGAGAGCGCGGCGGCCACATCATTGAGATCGTGCGGCCGACGCCACTCTCCGGCGTCCCCGACGAGGCTCGCCGGCACTCCTCGGAGGCAGGAGTGCCAAATGAACTCATCGACGTCAGCATTGTCAACGACACCGACGTCGCCGGCCTGCTGGAGCGCGTCGATAAAGCCCTCGATTGGCTGCTCAATGATACAATGGCAGATAGCCTGTGACACGCCACGAGCGGCCCCTAGAGGCCCGCAACGCACAAGGAGGTGCATATGTCTGAGCCGAAGATTCGTCGCAAGTTTAAGACCGTCGCCGTGACGATGGCGACGGTCACCGCGTCTGCTACCACGCTGCGGTGGGACGACGTTGCCGGCGGCGCCCTCGAGATGGGGACCGTCAGCACCAACGCCGCCACGATCCAGGTGTGGGCCAGCGACGGCGTGACGACCTCGTTCGGTCGGCTATACAATTCCGACGGTTCGGCCGCCGACATCACTCTCGCACCGTCGACGACCGAATTCCGCATGTACGCCCTTCCAGATGCCGTTTACGGTTGCGGGGCGATTAAGCTCGTCTCGGCCAACACGCACTCCACGGCCGCCGTCGCTTTCGTCACCCTCAAGACTTGAGGCAGCGATGACTGCGGAAGAGCTGAAAGCGGGGCTGGTCGAGACGATGTTTCGGATCGCCGACAGGTTCGGCGTCCCGTGCGTCATCCTGGCGGTGCTGATTTGGTTTGGCCGCGAGGCCGCGATCACGCTGCACTCGACGCTCATCAAGCCGGTTGTGGAGAGCCATATCGAGTTCCTCGATGCGACTCGCGAGACACTGACAGAGATCGGCCACACGCAAGAGAAGCAGGCCCAGACGCTTCAGGAGATCGCCGCCGGCCAGAGGGACATTGGCGAGCGGTTGCGGACGGTGAAGGTCATAACGTCAGGCTCAGAGCCGCAGAACTGAATTTCCCTCTCTCACCACAAGAGCGTCGCGCCCATGCCAATGTCACCGAGACTGTTGAGGCCCAGAGCCGCAGGCGGCTTCAACCCCCGCTCCATCTCCGGCCTCGCCCTGTGGCTGGACGCCAGCGACGGATCAACTTTGTTTCAGAACAGCGACGGCACTGTTCCAGCCACCGCAACCGGCGCTCCGGTGGGGTACTGGGGCGACAAGTCTGGCAACAACCGGCACGTCACGCAGGCGACGGCGGGCGACAGGCCGACCGTCGCGGCTGTGAGCGTAAATGGCCGACGTTGCATCGACTTTGACGGCACTAGCGACAACATCTGGGCAGCACCAGGGCCGACGAGCGACAACCTGACTGCGTTGTGCGTCTATCGGTACGACACGCTGGGCGGGATTGCCTTTGACTTCACGCATCAAGGCGACATCACTAACGCCATCCGCACGGAATCGTCTGGGTTCTTGAACTCTCTTGGTCTGCAAGTGGCTGGCGTGGGGTCGATTCTTCATCGCCTAGACTCTACTCGCGCGTTTGTAAGTGATCAGACTGCCCGCTCGTCGGCTACCTCCGCGTATGCTGCGGGCCGCGTAGCGCTCTCATCCCTGTCGGCATCCTTCGGTGCCGTAACGACCGGGAGATACGGAGGAGTGGACGGCGCATCTCTTTCTGAAACCACCAGATTCAATGGCGGCGCGTGGTCTGCCGTGTCACTCGCCAGCAGGCGCAACTCGGCTACCGTCGCCACCGGCAGTGTTTTCATGGACGGCCAGATATGCGAGATTGTGCTTTATGAGCGCAATCTCCCAGTCGCTGAACGCCAGCGCGTCGAACGCTACCTCGCCTCCAAGTGGGGCATCACCCTCGCCCCGCAAGTTTCCAACGCCGACGCACAGGATTGGATCAACCGCGTGTATTCCAACGGCGGCACCGTCAGCACCAGCACTGCGGCGGCGGTGAATACGTTCTGCGATGACATCGACGCGGCCGGAATCCGCGACCGTTTCTTCAGACTCAACCTGTTCTGCGGCAACTCCGACTCCGCGCTCGCCGCCGTGCGCACGCCGCTCTATCGGGGGCAGTCGCTGGGCGGGACGCAGTTCGGAAACCTTACCGATGTAAACGCAGGCAACCTTTTTGCTCCAGCCGATTACAGCGAGGGCAACGGCCTGACGGGCAACGGATCAAGCAAGTATTTGCAGACCGGGCTGGCATCGTCTGCGTTTATCACTGGCGGAAATGCCCGGTCGCACCTCGCTGTGTATAAGCGAACGTCAACCAACAGCGGCGTCCTCCTCAGTGCGAGGTCTACCACGCTTGGGAACACATGGGAGTTTGGGGCTGGTGGAAACTTGCTGGGCGGGGGTACAGGAAGTTTTCCAGTGCCGTCAACGCATGATTCCTTGATTGGCATTACGCGCACTAACTCAACCGATCTTGTTTCTTTTCGCCGCACATCGCTGGCAACAGCAAACGCAGCGAGTGCATCGGTCACTGGAACGTCTATTCCGTTTGCCGTCTTTGCGCGCAACGACCAAAGCACCGACACTAACGCATACTCAACAAACCTGTTTAGCAATCAAACCCTTGCGGCGTACTCTATCGGCATCGGCCTAGACGCCACGCAGATCGCAGCCTATGACGCGGCGATGCAGGCTTTCCAGACGGCACTAGGGCGGAATGTATGACACTCGCAGACGTTACGCTTCCAATCACCTACGAATGGGGCTGCGCTCACGCCCTGCTTTTTCCCGACGCTCTCGCCCAGAGGCTTGCGGAACTGCACGCCGAGCATGGCAGGGCGGATTGCCAAATCATGCCGCGCCGCACCACCGACAACCGCTGGTTCTTGACGGCTGACATCCTGACGATGGTGGAGCCCGGTGGGTATCTGCACTCTATGTGGCAGGCGGCCGACCAATCGGTGCTGCTGCCGGGAGTCGAAGTGGTGCCGATTGCTGACGGACTAGCGTTGCTGCCGCCCGATCCGCCGCTGGTGTGACGCTCTTCACCTTATGTTGTGAATGTGCGCTCTTGCACCAGAGTACGGCCACGCAACCGGCCACGCCTGTCACGAAACCTATGCCTTGCAACGCTTCCGGCAGAGGTTTTGTAACGGCCAGCAAACCGGCCACAAAGCAGCATTGCGCCCGTTAGGCGAGGCGGTACAATCTGACCCATGATCGCCACCCTCCGATTCCGCCTGCCCGACGAACAATCAGAGTTCGACGCCGCCCGGCTTGGGAGCGAGGCGCTCGCCACGCTCTGGGAGATCGACCAGCGTTGTCGCGGATTGCTGAAGCACGGCAGCCCGACGCAGCCGGAACGCGAACTAGCGGAGGAAATTCGGCGGCTGATCCCGGCGGAACTGCTGGAGCGATAAGTGTCATTTTTGATACACACACTGGCGAAAAGTGACAGTTTTTGCACACTCCGCACATGCGGCATTGTGCCGTACTGAAATCAGAGAGGGACGGATGCTCTCCGAAGCAGAATGGAAGCGTCGGCGCGACAAGGAAATGCAGCGGCTAGAGAGGCAGCGTGATGCCTGTCTCGCAGCCGCCAAGACCAGCGCCGGGAACGCTCCGGCCTTGCGTGGGCTGGCACGCGACCTGCGGCGGCAGATCGAACTATTGCGCTACTGAGCGAAGGGAGAGACGCCCGTTGATTGATGTTGATTGATCTTGGTTGATCTTCATTTTGTTGCTTGCCGCCGCAAAAAAACCCGGTAGGGTTGGTTGCCACAAGGAGGCGACAATGAAGAACAAACCAACGGTCAGACAGGTTCGGCTGCGGCTCAACTCGATAGCCAAGGATTTGAGGACGTTACAGCAAAGCGCAGAAAGCATTACAAAGGCGATTGAGCGTCTTCGCCTGGACGTTGATGTAGACTGGGATGCAATGCGGGAGGCTTGCGAGGCGATAGACTTTGAGGAGTTCATGTCTGGGCTTGGCCCACGAGCGAACAAGCTGCTCCGTCGAATGGGGTTTGTGGACGGGAAGTCGCTCGCCGGGCTGACGCGGTTGGACTTGGAGTGCTGCACCAATCTCGGGCCGACGACCCAAAACGAGATCATGGACAGGCTGGCGTCTTATGGAATTGAAATCCCAGAAGGCGAATGACGCTCTTGCGGCGAGAGAACGCCGCCCGTCCATTGAGCGGGCTGCAAGGCGTGGAATGGTATAGTGTTGGTATGTGGCCTTTTCGCGGCATCGAGCAACAATTGGCGAGGCTCGTCCGCAAACAGACACGGCCGTACTGCCTTCATGCTCGCCAAAAACGTAGGAGCAAATCCATGCTGATCTATGCCGTTACCGCTGCCCCCGTCGTCGATGCTGATGTCGTTTCGCGCAAGCTCACCGTGACCGTGAACGGCGAGGTTCGCGGTGAGACTTCCTACGAGGCTGACACGACTAGTTTCGGCGAGTTTGGGTTTGCCGACAGCGACTCGGTCGTGCTGACGCTCGTCGACGTCGACGACGCCGCGAATGTGTCAGAGCCGGCGGCCTTCGAGTTTGTGGCGACAGACACCATTCCGCCGGCCGCTCCTGGCTCGTTCGGAGTCACGCTCCTCCGCGAGGAGTAGGCATACATCGACTGGGGCAGGTCAGCTCACCTTTGGAATGACCGACGGCGCCGCAACGGTCTGCACAACCCGCGGATCGAGATATCGGCGGGTTGTGGCCGGCGAGGCATGATCGAGCAGCCGCTGGGCCGAATGGCCGGCGGCTTCGTAGTAGCTCGCGGTCGTCCTTCTTATCCGGTGAAACTTGTCGCGGCGACCAGCGGGCAGGTTCGCGCGCCGTAGGATGATAGACAGCCTCGTCCAGAGGTATGTGTGGCAATAAGGCCAAGGGAAAACGAGGTCACGATCGCCGCGGATCGCCTCGAGCGCCGCCTGTGTCTCCTCGCCGACCTCGCGGACGATGTCGCGGCGGCGGCCCTTGCGCGTCTCGGCCCTAAACAGTACGAAGCCGGGGCGGACGTCGGCCCAACGCACCGCCGTCAGTGCAGCGATGCGCTCGCCCGTATCGTAGGCCAGCAGTAAAAGTGCGCGCCACCAGAGGCCACCGGGGACGCCCGCGATCGTCGTCTTCTCGGCCCGAGCCGCAGCCAGGAGCCTGGCGAACTCCTCGGTCAGCCACGCCTCTGGGACTCGCTCAGGCACGTTGACGGTAGGAATCGTCGGCCATGTGCTGACCGCCTTGCGGCGCGCTAGGAACTCCCACAGGGCATGGAGGCACGCCCGATCCTTCGCGGCTGTGGCCGCTGCGCGGGTGCGCGTGCGGTGGGCCAAGAACTGAGCTACGACCAGTTCCTCAAGATCGGCGGTCGTCGGCTCGTGGCCGATGAATGCGCCGAAGGCGTCGATCGTGAACAGGTAGAGCTTCAGCGTCCGCGGCGAGATGGCGCGTAGCGGTGCGTATACGTCGCGGCAGCACCCGCGGAGGGTCAAGCTATCGTTGTTGCAAATCACGGTGGTCCCCAGGCTGACGGGTGTACCACCTCCATGCGTCTACACAACCCCCAGCCGCCTGCTGGGAGTGAGAATCCAGGCACGATCCAGTCGACAATGCGGCCACACGGCGCCGACCGTAATCCTCCACTTACTTCTGGCCTTCCTGATTGCCTCTGCCGCAGAGTCTGCGTAAACGACAACCTCGTCGGCATCGACAACCTCGCCATCTGTCCAGTCCACAATTACGGCGTACCGCCTTGCCATGCTTTCCTCCTTGAAATGCGTGCTTTCGGCCCCGGCCGTGGGTGGCTGGGATTCGAGTAAACTATCCTCCACTCGAGACTTACTTGTCAAGCGCCGGGCAGCACGGGATTATTCCGGCATGAGAAACGAGGCTGTCGGAGCCTACGAGGCCGCGGGACTGCTAGGCGTCCACTTTACGCGCCCCAGGAAACTCGCCGAAGACGGGGTGATCTCGTCCCGCGAGATTGCCGGCACAGCCGGCAGATCTTTCGCGGTTTACTCGGCCCGCGAATGCGACGAGAACTTTCGTGAATACGAGCGCGGGCGCAGTTCCGGCAAGGCGGGCAGGCCACGGGTGGCCGTGGCGTCGCGGGCCGAGACTCTCAGGCAGCTTGCCGCCAAGAGCAAGCCGGCTATCGAGTTCGGGGACGCCATCGGCGTCGAGGAGGCCGCGAGAGTCCTGGGGGTGTTCTGGACGCTCGTGCCTCGAATGGTCGGCGATGGGAAGATCGTCGGCAGAATCCTCTGGTCGCAGCGAGCCAGCCGGTCGCGGTTGTGGATTTTCTCACGCACCTCTGTCGAGGCATGGGCTTCTGAAGTCAGGCGACAAGAGGAGTCTGGGACGAAAAAAGGCCGGCCCAGATCTTCTGTTGACCTGTAGAAAATAGATGCGTATCATGCCGCGCCATGTGGAGGCATCAGCAGGAAGCTGTCGAGTGGGCGCTGGGAAGGCTCTGCGCCATCCTGCACATGGGGATGGGGACGGGAAAGAGCCGCTGTCTGCTTGAGATTCTGATGCGCAGCGGCGCCAGGCGCGCGCTCGTGTGCTGCCCGAAAGCCGTCGTGCCGGCGTGGGGGAAGCAGGCCGGCCTGTGGCTGGCCGGCTACCGCGTGCTGCTTTTGACGAAGGGAACGTCTGCCCAGAAAGAAAAAGCCCTCGCGGCCGCGCTGGCGGACAACTCGCCGCTCGTCGTGGTGGTCAATTATGAGACCGCATGGCGGCTGCCGACGCTCGAAAAAACACCCTGGGACGCCCTTTGCTACGACGAGTGCCACAGGCTCAAGGCGCCCAGCGGCACAACAAGCCGCTGGGCGGCCCGCATGGGGAAGAAAAACCCCGCGGCGCGACGCATCGGGCTGTCTGGGACGCTGCTCGCCCACTCGCCGCTGGACGCCTACGGGGTCTACCGGGCCATCGAGGCGCCGGTTTGCCAGACGTTCGGAACGTCCTACACGACGTTCAAAAGCACCTATGCCATCACGAACCCGCGGATACCGGGCATGGTGATAGGGTACAGAAACACATCGCAGTTTGGCACGAAGATTGCAGAGACGACATTCCATCGTCGGTCTGAAGACGTTCTGGATCTGCCGCCCATCATGCACGAACAAGTCGACGTTGAACTGAACGACACCGAGGCCAAACTTTATCGAGAGATCGAGAAGGATTTCTGCGCAGTCATGGAGGACGGCGAGGTGACGCCGGCCAACGTGCTCGTGCAGTTGATCCGCCTGCTCGAGGTCTGCGGCGGCAGCGTCCATAAAGACGGTAACAGGCAGGCCACGAAACTCACCGAGACGCCGAGCAAGGCCGCGGCGTTGCGTGAGATCCTCGAAGATCTGCCGCCTGAAGAGCCTGTGGTCGTGTTCTGCAAGTACCGCGCAGATCTGGAGGCGATTCTGGCCGAGTGCAAGAAATGCGGCCGCGCGGCCAGCGAACTGTCGGGCAGCAAGAACGAACTGGCCGACTGGCAGGAAGGCAAGACAAACGTCCTTGTGGCCAACACAGCCAGCGGCGGCATCGGAATAGACCTCACGCGGGCGTCGTATGGGGTTTTCTATTCGCTCGGCCACTCACTCAGCGAATACCTGCAGGCCATTGCGCGGCTACATCGGCCAGGGCAGGCCAAGACAACTCATTTTTATTCGCTCGTCGCCACCGTTGGCGGCGGCATGACGGTGGACGGTGGAGTTTATAAGGCACTTTCGGAGAGACAGGAGGTCATCAATGCCATCATTGACGGGTACAGAAGAACTGTCGTCGCTGCTTGAGAAAATCACGCAGCTCGACAAAACGATTGGCACGCTATCTGCACAGGCGGACGAACTGAAGCGTCAACGCGCTGACTTGGAAGGTCTGGCAGTGGAAGAAATGAAAACACAACGGCTCGACGGAGTTCGAGTCGCAGGGAGGAGTTGGCGGGTGGAGGAGTCCCTTCACCTGTCGGTGCCGAAGGATCGGCGCGACGCGGTGCTGGAGGCAGCGCGAGCCATCGGGATCGAGGATGCGATCACGACGGTAGCCACGCCTACGCTCAAGGCGTGGCTGGTCGAACGTGCCAAAGAAGCCGGCAGGGAGGCCGGCCGGTCGTTCGCCGCAGGGACGCCCTTCGAGGGCGTCGTGGGCGAGTTCGTGGAGATGAAGTTGCGTCATGTCACGGTTGGCTGACGCTGGTACGGTTGATTAACTACAGAAGAAGAAGGAGTTGATTTATGGTCACTACGGCCTTGTCGACCAAGACGGTCGACTACCCGGCGCTCGCGCCGAACAGCCGCCAGATGCAGATCATTTCTGCCAATCTGGAAGGCGAGCAGATGAACGAGACGGATCTCGTTCGCGTCAAGACGCCTCTGGGCGGTGCGACGCAGTGGTCGATTGACGTCGACGGCAACGTCGAGACGACCGACGAGATCGTCGGGCTGCTCGTCGGCGTCGGCAAGAAGGGGATCTTGTGGCCGGCGGAAGACCCGTCGGAGTCTCGTCCGGTGCTCGTGTCGAACGATCTGCAGATCGGCTACCGGGTGTCGGACGATCTGGGAACGATCAACCCGGACGCGCTCGAGCGCTACAGGATCGGGGATCGGAAGTACGACTGGGCGGCCCTGGCCAGCTCTGTCGAGTTCGGCTACGGGACGTCGCGGTCTGGCAGCGGCAAGCGGTGCAAGGAGGCGCGTGTTTTGGCGATTCTTCGTCAGAACGAAACGTGGCCGATCCTCGTGACGGTCGGCCCAGGCAGCCTGCGGAACATCATCCCGTTCCTCAAGCGGTTGCCGTGCTTCCCGCACGAGGCTGTCGTCGGCCTGAAGTTGACGCGGGCGAAGGGCAAGGGCGGTCAGCCCTACAGCCAGATCGTTCCGCGGCTCGTCGGGCAGTTGTCCGAGGAGCAGGGAGAGGTGGCTCGGCGCACCTACGCGGATCCGATCCGCGCGATGTTCACGACCCCGCCGATTGGTGGCGGCACCGTGGAGATCGAGGACGAGGAGTAGGCACAGCGGCTGGGGCGGCGGCCCAAACCGGCACTTTCGCCGGCCGCCAGCCCAGCCGGCCGTGGCTTTGTAACACCGGAAGTTCGGCCTTGCGCAGCGACCTTCTCCACGCCTAGCGCACGGCGAGCGTTTGCCGCTGGGTGGCGCCACACACCCGCCACCCAGCGGCTTTTTTCATTCACGGAGGATCTCATGGAAGACGTTTTCAAGTGTGCGGCTGACTACGCCGCGCGTGGGTGGCGAGTCATCCCGGTCTACGGCCTGCGGGAGGACGGGCGATGCGCCTGCAAGAATCCCGCCTGCGGCACACCTGGCAAGCACCCTGTCATTGCCGGCTGGCAGCGGGCGGCCACAACGGACGAGACCACGCTGGCTGAGTGGTTTGACGGCACCGACCACAATCTCGGCGTGGCTCTCGGCGAGCAGTCTGGGATCATCGACATCGAGTGGGACGACGAGGCTGGCAAGGCCACGGCCGAAAAGTACGGCCTGACGTCGATCGAGACGCCGACCTATATCTCGCACCGCAGCGAGCACAGACTTTTCAAGTTCGACTCCAGGCTCCCGGCCCAGGCCGTCATCAAGGTTGGCGGCCTAGAAGTGCGCATCGGCGGCGGCGCACGCGGCTCGCAATCTGTCTTTCCGCCGTCGGCCCACGCCAGCGGCGTTCGCTACAGGTGGAAGTACGGCTTCACGCCAGACGAGGTCGACGTCGCGCCGATTCCAGAGAGTTTTCTGCAGGCTGTCGTGAACACCGGTGGCGAGAAGATGCTCTCGAAGCGGCCCGCCACTGAGATTCTGCACAAGGGCGCCGGCCAAGGGGAGCGCAACTCCGAGATGTGCCGCTATATCTCGCGGGCTTGCATCCAGATGCTCGACCCTCACGACCCGCGAGAGCAGCAAGACACGCTGGCGATGGCGAGGGCCATCAACCAGACCATGTGCCGGCCGCCCCTGGACGACCAGGAAGTCACCTCCATCTGGCAGGGGCAACTCAAGTGGGCGATCAAGGTGCGGGCGGCCGGAGAGGGGCCGGCGTTTTTGCGGGAGCGGCTCGAGTCCCATCTGGCCGGTGAAGAGGAGACCTGCGAAGAGGAGACTGCCGACACGCCGTTCACGCTGACCGGCCTGGAGTACCGGGACGGTGAGTGGTTCCCGGGGCGGTGGCGGCTGCGGGTCATCCACAACGACCCTGTGTCCTACGTTCTGTCGATCCCCGTCCACCAGAAGGGCGAGGACAAGGTGGTCGACGTCACCCTCAACGCAGAGCAGTATCGGTCTGCAGCCCTGGTTGCCCACGCCGTCTTGGAGGCCGCCCACACGGTCATTCTGGACGAGATCCCAGAGGCGTGGTCGATGATCTGGTGCGGCCGGGGTGCTCGTCGCGGCCAGCCGGCCGTGCGTGGGCTCAAGGCCAAGCTGATGGACGCCGCCCTTGAGGAGGAGGCGGCGGTCGAGGATCTGAGGTACGCCACCGTCGCTGGTTGGCTCCTAGACGTTCTCAGCCTCACGCCAGAGCCAGGGGACGAGGAGTCCGACGACGGGACGCCCGACGCCGGAGGACGCCCCTCCTGGGTTCGTAATGGGGCCGGAGAGTGGGAGTTGTGGTTCGCCTGGGCTCGGGCCTGGGAGGACGTCGATCGGGGCCGCAGGAAGCTCCTAGGGGGCGACCAGCAGATGATGAAGCGGCTGATCTTGGCCGAGTCGGGCGACGCGGAGTTCGTCGTCGGGAGGCACCGAGGGGACGGCGGGTCGTCGAAACGCTATATCCGCTTTGCCAGCAAGCACTTGCGCGCACTGGAGCGAATTGCTACGGGCGAGGCTGCCCAAATCCCCAGTTATACACGCGGAATTGGGGCATCGAGTTGAAAATGGGCGTGGTTTTGTGGTTTTGTGGTTTTTTGAGTCGCAAGTCGTTGCTGTGCAACACTTTAAGTGATACCAAACTTTGGTCAAGTCTAGACTTGTTTATGGAAAAGTGGTATGCTCATCGCTAAACTGATTGGGTCTGCGGGGTCTGGGAAGACTACGGAACTTCTGCGGGTTATGGAATCTGCGAAGGCTGGGCTAGGTGGAGACCCTTTCTCCATCGGGTTCGCTTCGTTCACGCGGGCGGCTCGGGCCGAGGCAGTGGGTCGGGCGGCGGCGGCCTGGAACGTGCCGGCCGACGTCCTGTCGAAGGACGGCTGGTTCAAGACCGTCCACGGGGTCGCCCACCGGATGCTCAAGATCGAGAAGGGGCAACTCATCGGGGACTCGAAGGCCGACCAGAAGTGGGTCGCAGACGCCCTCAAGGTCGACGTTCGGGTGATGTTTGACGACGACAGCGGATATTCCCTGTATACTGGGGACACTGCCGCGGCGGCGGCCCTCAACTGCTGGGATCTCAGCCGGTCGAGAGTCGAGCCGCTCTGCGAAACGATCAAGCGCATGTCCCGCACGGGGCAGTCGCCTCCGACGTTTGCCGAGTGTAGGCAGTTCATAACGCGATACGAACAGGCCAAGCGTCTCGAAGAGCGCTGCGATTACGCAGATCTACTCGCCCGATACGTTGGCTTGAAGTTTGAACCCGATTCAATCTATGACGTCGGGCCTGACGGCGGTCTACCCCCAGGAGTCAAAGCCTGGATCTTCGACGAAGCCCAGGACGCCTCCAAGTTGGTTGATCTCGTCTGCAGGCGTCTCGCCAGCGGCGAGCAGGTGCAGTGGGTCTACCTCGCTGGCGACCCGTTCCAGGCCGTGTTCGGATTCGGAGGCTCCGACGCCTCGCACTTCATGGACTGGAAGGCCGACAAGCAGCGCGTCATGAAAAAATCATGGCGCTGCCCGAAACCCATTCTGGATCTGGGCGAGCGCTGCCTGAAGCGGATGCGGAAGGGCTACTGGGACCGAGAGGTCGCTCCGGCCGACCACGACGGCGAGATCAAAGCCGGCGGCGGCCCGTCGGCGATCGTCCCAAAGCTCGACCCCACAGAATCCACACTGATTATCGCCCGCTGCAACTACACGCTCGACGACTGGGCAGGCGCCATGCAAAAACGCGGCGTGCCGTTCTCGAAGCTTAAGTCCAAAGACAACACGGCGCTCAAGCGCGGCATCAAGGCCATGTGGGATCTCGAGCACGGCAGGCCCGTCAACGGCGATGACTTCGCCTGCGCCGTGTCCGAGATTCCAGTGCGTGGCGCCGACGGGCCGCTCATGGTGCGTGGGGCGAAGGCCGCCTGGGAGCGAGACGCCACCAGAGACAGGTGGGATCGCGTCTATCCGTCGATGCTCGAACAGACCGGCATGACGCCGTACTTCGCGGCCAGAACGATGGACGGCACCTGGGCCGAACTCATCACAGGCGGCGAGCGCTGGCGGCTGGCCGCAGTAAAGTATGGCCCCGAATTGGCTACCAAGCCACAGATTCGCATTGGCACGATTCATGCAGCAAAGGGCATGGAGGCTGATACGGTTTGCCTCGCCACGGCCACAAGCCGTCGCGTTCAGGAGTCGCAGCAGCTTGATCCAGAGCAGTACGACGAAGAGCGCCGCGTCGAATACGTCGCCGTGACGAGGGCCAGGAGGAAACTGATTTTGTGCTCGGAGCCGTGCGATTACAGGATGATGCTGTGAACCAGAGCCTTCTGTTCGACATCTCTGACGACGAGCCAGTCAAAAAGAAGGGCAGGTCTAGTCGGAGAATGGGAGAGCAGGTCGTGGCTTCGTCCGAAGCCACGACTGATTTCCCTCCTCCGATCTACACAGCCGAAATTCTCGGACAGGTACGCGATTTGCATGAGTGTGCAGATACGCGATGCAAATCGCAGCAGTTCGACATCATCGACGACTACAAGGACGAATGGAAACTGGAGTGCATGATCTGCGGGACTGGTCAGTGGGTGACGTCTGTTCCCGGGATTCTTCCAGAATCACAGGGACAGACCTTCACCTTCCGCGACGGCATATTCGAGGGACGCACGATTGACGATGCGGCAAAAGAAGAGAACGGCATGGACTACATCGAGTGGGCGGCTTGTTCTCATAAAAGAGCCGCGGTTCAGAAAGCGTGCAGAACGTGGCTTGACTCTCGTGCGGGTCGGTCATAGGCTACCAAAGCACATATTCCGAAAGGAGTCGGACGATGCTTGTTGTGACGAGAAAAGAGGGAGAGAAGGTCGTTCTCCCAGAGTTGAACGTCGAGATCGTGATCGCGGCAGTGCTGCCAAACGGCCGGGTGCGGCTTGGCATCAAGGCGCCGGAGCAGATTCGCGTACTCCGCGAGGAGCTTCTCGCAGAGAAGCCGGCGAAGCAATGAATCACGACCTAGCCAACGCCGGCGCCATCCTGGCGCTCGCCGGCCTCGTTTTCTATTTGTCCATCTGGCCGTACATGACGGGCGGTGAGGAGTGAGATACGCCAGCGTGTGCGATGGAATCGGCGCAGTTCACGAAGCATGGATGCCGCTTGGCATGGAATGTGCATGGGTGAGTGAAATCGACGCGTTCGCGGCGAGTGTCTGCGAACAGCGGTACGGAGTCACCAACCTGGGAGATATGACGGCCATCCGGCCGGAGGCGATCCATGAAAGAGGAGCAGTTGACATTCTTGTCGGAGGAACCCCCTGCCAGTCATTTAGCGTTGCGGCCTGCGTCCGCGAGGGGCTGTCAGACCCGCGAGGGAACCTCGCCATGCGGTTCATGCAGCTCGTCGGGCAAATGCAGCCGCAGTGGGTCGTCTGGGAAAACGTCCCAGGCGTCCTTACTGCGAACGGAGGACGGGACTTTGGCGCCATCCTCGGGGCGCTGGATGAGTTCGGCTATGGGTTCGCGTACCGGATACTCGACGCTAAATACTTCGGAGTTCCACAGCGGCGCCGTCGCTTGTTCCTTGTCGGAAATTCTCGAGGTTCAGAGCGTGCCGCAGAAGTTCTTTTTGAGCCGAAAGACCTGTCGGGGGATTTTGGAGAGGGGTTCGAGGAAAGGGAAGTCGCTACCACCGGAACTTCAGGCGGCACTGATGGCCGTCTAGTGTTCACGAAGTCCCGCCGGGCGCAGAGCAAAACAGACTGCGAGACCTGGGTTCGAGGCGACATTTCGCCGACGGCAACGCTGTTCGACTGCGGCGACTCTCGTGCAACAACGATCATCGTCGAGCCAGACGGCCGGCCACGCAGGCTTACGCCATCTGAGTTCGAGAGACTTCAGGGATTCTCTGGCTCTCACACAGACATCTTGTTCAAAGGGAAACCTGCATCAGACACGGCCCGCTACGGCGCCGTAGGCAACTCGATGGCCGTGCCGGTGATGCGATGGATTGGAGAAAGGATTCTCGCCCTATGACCAACATCATCGTCGGCGACTGCTGCAAAGTGCTGTCTGAACTCCCCCGCGATAGCGTCGACCTCATTGTTGCCGACCCGCCGTACAACATCGGAATCGACTACGGATCTGGACAGCGAGCCGACAGGCGAGCCGACTACGACATTTGGTGCGAGCGATGGATCAACTGGTGCTACCGAGCGCTCAAGCCTCACGGCTCCATCTGGATCATCAGCGGCCAAGAGCACGGGGCCGACATCGACATCGCCCTGCAGAACTGTGATTTCGCCATCCGCAACCGCATCACTTGGCACGAGACCTTTGGCGTCCAGTGTCGGAAGAAGTTCGCCCGAACGAGCAGGCCGATCTATTACGCCGTCAAGGACGATAAGAACTTCACCTTCAATTCTGAAGTCGTGACTGTTCCTTCGGCCCGCCAAGAAGTCTACGGCGACAAGCGGGCAGCCGCCGGCGGCAAGATCATGGGCGACGTCTGGAAGATCAGCCGCGTGTGCGGGACGTTCAAGGAACGCGTCAAGGGCGTGCCGACGCAACTGCCGTCTGAACTCGTGCGTCGCATCATCGGCGTCTCGAGCAACCCAGGCGACGTCGTGCTCGATCCGTTTCTGGGGTCTGGCACAACGCTCGCCGTGGCACAAGAAATGTACCGCGACGGCATCGGCATCGAACTGAATCCAGAGTACGCCGCGATTGCACAAAGGAGGCTGCGTGAGGCTGAAACTTGTTCTCGATGAGATCGGCGCGTTCCAGAAGTATTTCCGCGAGATCTCCGAACACCTGTGTCACACCGGAAGCGACTTTCAGAAGAAGTTGCGTCGTTACAGGGCCGGAGACACGCCGCACGAAGACGACGGCTATCTGGCGGTCGTGAAACTCGACGGCGAGATCGTCGGCTGGGCGAGAAGTGAGCGCTGGGAGGAAAACCCAGCCTGTTCGTGGGACACGCTCGAAGCCTTCGTCAGCCCGCAACTCCGCAACCGGGGGCTGGCCACGCTTGCCGTGAGCGCGCTGACGGCTGGGCCGCTTTACGGCAGCGGAAATATCGCCGTGTTTCATCCGCACATGCTGCTCGTCGCCCGCAGGGCAGGAGTCTATCCGCAACTCTTTGAGCGCAAGAACGTCCAGCGATGGGAGCGAGTCTGATGGATGAAGACAACATCTCCGAGGCATACACGCTACTCGCAGAGATGCGAGACGCCCTGTCTTCCATGATCGAGATGACGAAACAAATGGCCGACGCCGCCAAGCGGTGCGAAGCACCGGCGCTGGCGTTTGCGGCACAGATGATGGTTGAGTCGGTCGAGTCGTTTCGTGAAGAAATGACTCGGTTTGTGGTTGAGAGAGCTGTTCCTTAGAAACGGAGGTCTTGATGAAGACGGTTGTTTTGTCCCTGTGCCTGCTGTTCGCGTCGGTTGCTTCTGCCCAGACTGTCACAGTAATTGTGACGGCCCAGCAGTCGGCCGAAACGATGGCCCGAAGAGGGATCTTGGGCCACTGCGGCGGTGCCGGCGGGCGGCGTGAGGGTGTCGGATTCTCGGCAGTTTCGGCCGATGCGGCCATCAAGAACTGCTGCTTCTGGGGACGCTACCGCGTCCGCGAGGTCGGCGTAGCCCGCGGCGTTCGCGGCTGGTACGCGTGCGTGAGGTACGAGTGATGATCGACGAGCAGAAACTGCGAGAACTCTGGGCCGACGATTCCCTGCGCACGCGAGAGGTCGCCGCTCTGCTTGGGACTACTTTGACGCCGCTTTACCGTGAGGCGAAGCGGCTGAAGTTGCCCAAGCGCGAAGGCGGCAAGCGCATGGCAGGCGAACTCGACCCGACCCCAGAGGAGATCGAGGCCAGATCTGCAGAGATCCGCGCCTCGTGGACTCGCAGTCAGGTCAGAAACAGGACTCCGGCACACCGCTGGCGACCGCCGGTGTGCCGCATGATTCAGTCTTGACGCGTTTTCTACAGGCCGACACAATCAGCCTGTGAAGAAAAAACCACTCGAGAGAACCGTGGTAGCCAAAGTCATGGCCGCCGCGCGTTCTCTCGGGTGGTACGCGGTCAAGATCCACGGCAATGCCTTCCAGTTGGCCGGCCTGCCAGACGTCTTGGCCATCAAGGGCGGCAAAGCCGCCTGGATCGAGGTCAAGGTCGAGGGCAATGCCCCCTCAAGGATCCAAGAGCATCGGATGCAAGAACTAGCCACGGCTGGGTGTCCCGTGACAGTTGCCTACTCTGCCGCTGAGGCGAGGCAATTTCTGGAGGGAATCGAATGATTCGATTTGAGAGCAGAACAGAGATGCTCCACGAGATTCCGCAGGGCGGCGAGTGCTGCGAGGTCGGCGTGTTCGCCGGAGACTTCTCGCGGCAGATCGCGGCCATCTGCGACCCGGCGAGGCTTGTGCTCGTGGACTTATTTCAGGCATGGACATTCTCGGGTGACGAGCACGGCGGCAACGGCAGGACGCTTTCGGGCGACTTTATGCTGGACGCTTCTAAGGCTCTGGCAGCCACCCGCCAGGGCGTCGAGGTCTACTCCGGCCCATCGTCGCAGGTTCTGCCGACGCTCTCCGACCACTCGCTCGACTTCATTTATCTGGACGCAGACCACTCATACGAAGGCGTCAAGAACGACCTCGCGCAGGCGTGGCGGCTCGTCCGCTACGGCGGCTTCATCGCCGGCCACGATTACTCGATCAACGCCGAGAAGTGTGTCGACGCTTCGCATTACGCAAACTTCGGCGTCAAGCGAGCTGTCGACGAGTTCCTGGACGAGCACGATCTGATGATCTACGGCATGGCGATGGACGGGTACACGTCGTTCATCATCAAGAAATGAGTCGCCTCGTAATGACCGGCTGGACAGGGACGCCGTTTGGGATGATGGCTTCTCACACGGCGCCGCTGATTCACTCCTACGCCCACACGCACGGCGCTGAGTTTTCGTGCGTCAACCTCCAGATGGCCGGAGTACCGGCTTCTTGGGTCAAGGTGCCATACGTTCTCAAGGCGCTCGAGCAGTTCGACGAGGTGTTGTGGATCGACGCCGACGTCGTGGTGTTTCGTAGCCTCGACAGCATATTCGCAGACGTCGCAGAGAGTTCGTCGCTGGCGGTTGTCGAGCACCATACACCGTGCGGAGACGTCCCAAACTTCGGCGTATGGGTGGCGAGAAAGTCGCTTGCCCCGACGCTCGACAAGATTTGGCGAGAGTCGCTCCAGAAGTACCTCAACCACCCGTGGTGGGAGCAGGCCGCGTTTTTGGAGCAGCTTGGCTACTCGGTTGCCCACACAAACGGCTGCACGCAGACGAGACGAATCGCCGAAACGCCGCTGCTCTCGGCCACGACATTCCTGGACGCGAAGTGGAACCACCACCCCTACGACTCCGGGAAGGTGCCGGAGCCGAATTTCGTCCATGTGACCATGTACGAAGATCGTATCGGCGAAGTCAGGAGGCTCTGTGCCGCTGCGACCTGAAAACATCTGGCCCGTCGATCAAGAGTACGCCGAAGACTACGAGGCAAAGGTGCGAATCGGCCGGCAGACGGCCAGCAATCTCGACGCCGTGATCGTGACGATCGCAAGGAACGCGATGCCTCACCTGCAAAACACGCTGGAGTTGGTCGACGAGTTGCAGCGTGGATTCAATGACTGCCGCCTCTACGTCTATGAGAACGACTCCGCCGACGATACGGCCCGCGTGCTCGACGCCCACGCCGCCACGAGGCAGTGGGCCACCGTCGAACACGAAACTCTCGGTGTCTGCGACGGCCGCGGGTTCGAGAAAGAAAGAACCAGGCGCCTCGCCGCCTGCAGGACAAAATGCCAAGAGTGGGTGCGGCGCAACGCCTTCAACACTTCCTGGACGATCGTGCTTGACGTTGATCCGCATCACGGCTTCAGCGTCGACGGCGTGTTTCACTCGATCGCCTGCCTATGCGCACTGCAGGCGCAGCCGGCGGTTCTAGCACCCGGCGCAATGGCGAGCTTCAGTCTCTACGGAACGACAAACGAACGAGGCGGCAAAGACATCGCGCAGTACGACTCGTGGGCCGCAAGACTCAACTGGTGGCACGACCGGAAGGAGGAAGTCGGCTTCGCCTGGTTCTCGACGCTCCTTCCGCCGGTGGGTTCGCCGCCCATCCCGATGAACTCGGCATTTGGCGGACTCTGCGTCTATCCGACTCGCGCCTACCTGGATGGGCAGTACGACGGCGAGGACTGCGAGCACGTTCCTTTTCATCAGAGTTTGCGAAGGGCAGGCTACCAACTGTACCTCAACCCAGGCTGCCGCTACGTCGCCATCTGGCAATGAGATTGACGCCAAATCAGAAGCGTGCCATGCGAAGGCTGTGGCGAGGAGGGCTGACTCTTGATGAGGTCGCAGAAGAGCTTTCTATCTCGTCTGTCGATTTCGGCGATTGCGAGATCGTGGATTTCACGACTGCGATGGTGCTCGACATCGCCGAGCACATGCAATTACCAGAGCGCGTCGAGCCGAACGACTACATTCCGACGCCCGCCGAGATACGGCTGGCGTGCGCAGAGATACGCCAATCGTGGACACCGGCGGAGCGGGAAGCCCGCATTGGGGGCGCTGACTTCGGTAGAATGAAAGAGGCTACCGGAGGACATAATCATGCTGGCGGAAGTGCGCCTGCTGATAGCCGCCCGTGAGGCCCGCCTCATGCTGATCAACGGCGGCGAGGTGATTGACGACGAGATCTGGAAGTTCGACGCAAAGGTCTCCTCTTCCGAGGCGGCTGAAGCGGCCCGCGTGTCGTTCGACGACCTCTACGACTTCATGAACGCGGTGGTCAATGAATGACAACCCATTGGCTTACGGCAACGACGAGCCGCCGCTGATGGCCAGCGTCCCGGAGCCGCCGCCGAGCCACTGGGGCAAGCTTACAAGCAGACGACGCACGGACAGCGTGTCTTACCTTTTGTTTCGAGCAAAGCACGAGCGCAAGGAGGCGCAAAAAGATGGACGAGGAAGTTTACGGCAGCAATCTGAGCTTTCTGGAGAAGATCAAGCTTCTGACTGAGTGGGCTCCGCTGATTGCGCGCCTTCAGGTGATCTTCGAGGCCAGGGAGCCGATGGAAAGAGCGACGGCTATCGTCGACGCTCTGCAGTGGGCTGCTGGCAAGTCAAATACGGAACTCGACGACGAGGCTCTTTTTCATATCGAGGCGATCCTGAAGAGCAACGAGGGCAAGGCGGCGTTTGATTGGGTTGTCGCAAAGGTGAGCACATGAACTGGGCGCAGATAGCGGCCGCAGTGGCCGCAGTGGCGGTCGGCCTGTGGCCGCAACTGAAGGTAATTCCGAAGGTAGGGCCAACGTACCAAGAAGCGATTGCGAACCTTGCGCTCGTCCGCGCTCGCCTGCTTGCGACGGAGAATCTTGCCGACGAGCAGAAGAAGGCCATTGACGCGCTCACGCTGGCCCTGGTTGCTGGATCCGACAAATGAGCAATTACGCAAGGATCATTCTCGTGGCCGTGCTCCTGTTTTTTGCATGGAAGGGGTCTGTTCTTGACTTCAAGTGGCCGATCCCGAACGCGTCGGCGAGGTCGATCCCCAAGCCGCCGCTGGAGGTTATGAAGTTCGCGGAGCCCGTCCGCGGCGTCTTGCCACGAATGACCCACACCGACCGGCTCTTCCTGTCGAACTTTTACGACGCTATGGGGTTCATCCTCACCAGGGACTCGCAGCGGTCGGCGCCGCTTATCACCGACACCGAGAAGTTCGCTGCTTTCCACGGCGGCAGCCTGCAGTTGGCGGTCGATCGCAAAGACGTTGGCAAGTACGACGGTCTCGGCCCAGCAATCGACCAAGTGTTTGTGAACGCCATCGGGCCAGAGGTGAGGCAGATGACGCCGGATCTTCGTGATCGGCTTGTCGGCGCCTGTGCTTTACTCGCATGGACTTTCGGCATCCCGTCCGATGAATGACTTTGATCCGAAAGTCGCCTACGACGCCGGGCTTGTCGGGTGCCGCAAAGACCCGCGAGCGGACGAACTGTTTGAAGACAGCATCGTTCGCGCCGGCGGCAACCCCATCGGCGCCGAAGTCGCGCACGAGTGGGAACTCGCTGGAAGTGGCGCCGGCAAACTCACGATGCTGTGGCTGCACGTTGAGCACGTTTTCCCCGGCTGCTGGCCTGGGCCGCCACAGCTGTGGGGCGACTGCGTGGCCAAAGCAGCGGCGAACTGCCTGCTGACCACCACCTGCTGCGAGATCGTCGAGGCCAAGCCAGACGAAGTAACCGGCAAAGTCGAGGGCGTGCCTGAACTCTCCAAGGAAGGCATTAAGAATATCCCCGTCGCATCCGAGTCTCTTTGGGCGTGGAGGGGCTACGACCAGGACGGGTGGGTGTGTTCCGAGGCGGCGCAGGTTGCGACCGAGAAGGGCTTCTTGATACGGAAGAACTATCCAGATCTCTCGATCGACCTCACGAAATACACCGACCGCACTATCCGGATCGGCGGCTCGAAGCGCCCGAGCGACAAATGGCTGGCCGAGTCCAAGCAGCACAGGGCGCGAACCGCGACTGTTTTGCGCGGACGAGAGCAGGTGCGAGACTTCCTGGCAGCCGGCTACGGCGTCTTCAACTGCTCGAGCATGGGCTTTTCGGACTCGAGAAACGAAGACGGCGTTTCGCAGCAGCGCGGAACCTGGGCGCACGCCCAGAGTTTCATCGGCTACGACGACCGACCAGAGACCGTCAGGAAGTACGGCCAGCCGCTTGTGGCGTGGCTCAACCAATGGGGGAACTGGAACTCCGGCCCTCGCCGCGTCCTTGGCACGAACTACGAACTTCCGCATGGCGCATTTTGGGCGTTGGCCAGCACGATCGACCGCTGCAACTGCATCGCCCTGTCGAGCGTGGCCGGCTGGCCGCTTCGTGTTCTTCCCTCCTACGGGGCCGAAGGAAATGTATAAGACTGTGCTGCTTTCCACGGTGCTTGCTTTCCACGGTTGCGATACGACGCCGAATCTGCAGCCGTGGCTCTCCGTCACCGGGCATTACTCCTTGATTTGCCACGAACCCCCGCAGCCAAGCAAAGGCTGCGCCGAGGGCTGCAAGTGCAACGGCACCGGCAAAGAGAAGAGCGGCGACGGCATTTCGATCGTGAACTGCCGCTGCCCAGAGACATGCGCTTGCAAGGCGAAGTCGGTGCTGAAGTAATGTACCAACCACTGAAAGAACGAGTCCGCAAAGTAGGCGGAATTCGGCTTGCCATGCACCCGCAGCTCCGCGACCAGCTCACCGAGGCCGCGGTGCTCGAATGGCCCGCCGGGTGCGATGCCGACAAGATTTTCGACGTACTCTCCGCCAGACTCCGCATCCGAGCCCGCAAGAAGTACGGCAGCGTGATCGCCGTAATCCTGCTGTCTGCGTTCATCAACGCCCTGGTTCGCATCGTGATCGACTGGTGGATGGAACGTGACTCGCATCGAGTTCTCATGACGGGATGGAACATTCGTGCCAAAGAGGCTGAAGCCCTACACGCCGGCGGTAAAGACTAGGCCGAACGCAGCGCAGCGCGGCTACTGCTCTGCCGCGTGGCGTCGCACACGCCTGGCTGTCATTGCCCGCGATGGATCGCAGTGCAGAATGTGCAAGGCGATCGTGTCAGGCCGCGAGGCGCACGTTGACCATATCATCGAGAAGCCTCACGGAACTGACGCGATGAACAACCTGCGCGTGCTCTGCCGATCCTGCCACTCAAAGCGTCACTCTTCTTTGGGCTGCCAAGGATAGTAGCCATCGAGGAAGCGCCGGCGGATCGAGTGGGCGACCTCGCCGACGCTATCTTCTCGGATGACTTTTATCTCGACGAGCAGTTCCAGCCAAGCGCGAACGTCATACCGCTTTAGCCGATTTCCGCACTCGCCACAGTCTTCGAGCCATTCGTGACGCATGGGCCTTCATCTCCGCGGGGTCGTGGAATCGTAGCGGCAAACCTGGCTTGAGGATGTTGAACTTGATGTCTTCGAGTTTGCGTTCGAGGACATACCTTCGGCTACCAACCTTGATGCCCAACTTCGTCCGCTCGCAGACGCGAAGGACTGTAGACCGCGAGCACCCCAGCCGGCGAGCCGCCTCCTGCAGTGTGATGGCACCGACCAGCGGCTGCGCCGCTTTTGCCACGGACGGGTCTTTGCCAAGAACGTCAGGCTGAACGAAATACTTGTTCCCAAGTTTCGTGGCCGCGTTTTGCTTCATGGCCGCTCGCAGCACAGTCCTTCGGCTTACGCCGTGGAGGTCTGCAACATAGTCGGCATCGACAAGATTATCCTTCCGATTCATCGTCGCCTCCTTCCAGGCTGCAGATCTCTGGACTGTTCATCATCGCTTCGTGAGTTGCCACCACTGGCTCGCCGTACTCGATGAGCCCGTGCTCAACGAGAAACGCCAGCCATTCGAGGGCGTCGTATTTCTGGATTCTGTTTGTCATGTTAGGGTCTCCGCAATCATGTCGAGTTGCCATCCGATCGTGTCGTTTAGTTCTTCGGGAAACAATCTCTCCAGACGCACAGCCACAGCCACAGGGATTACCGGCAGTTCGCACGGCTCGCCCCAGCGATTCGTGATAGTGTGCCTGAGTGGCATACCTGCAAGCAAGTCGCGTGCCGCTTGGTTTTCCATGAACGGGATACCGAAATCCTCGTTCACCCAGACCAATCCGGCTTCGTGACACTCCATCATCGCTTCTTTCACTGCGCCCATGACTTCGCCTTTCTTTTCGCGTTTCGGATCATGCTGTTGAGATGCCCTGCGTCGAACCGCTCGTTGAGCCGCGGCAGCGCGACGCCACGCTTCCGCAGATCGGACGCGTACACCAGCAACGCCGCCGGAGTTGTCTCCAGCCGCTTGGCGATAGCGTCCGCATCTTCGCCGGCCACGAAGCCGGCCATGTATTCACGAACGAACGTCGTGAACGGCTTTTGGTTCTCTGCGTTCTTCTTCACTTACGAACCCCCTTCCTGACCCGCCCCTTGATTTTGTAGGGACGGCAAACCAGATCCGGCACATACTCGTTCCTGCGACGGCCGGCAACGTGCAGCAGGACTGTTCCAGTTTTATTGGTTGCGTAGATATGCACTCGCGCTCCGGTCTTTTCGGCGCGAACGAACGTGCAGACCCCACGGTATGCCATAGCAATCTTCTCACCCTCCGCGTCACGGACGTATGGCCCGCCCGTGACGCGGAACTTGTCGCCAGTGCGAAGAACGACGCGCGGCGACACGCGGTATTCAGTCAGAATCTCGGTTTTCGCTTTCATGTTCCCACACCATGAATTCGTATGCTTCTTCGGCCTGGATCAAAAGCCGCTCCAGCTCTGCCATCGCCTCGTCTACTTCTTCTCGCTTGAGGTCTAATTCGATCGGCATGGTCATACCTCCACTACTGATGGTTCAAGAATCTCCTCCAACTTGACGGGCGGCTCGCCCATCCATTTCTGCGGCCGGATATGCCGCAACCAATCCTGCATCGACGGAATGAACCCCAAGTCCTCCCGAACGTGCTGCTCTCCGATGAAACGCACAGGCACAACCCGGCCGTCAGAATTTGTGATCGTGTGGCCGAAAATGCGCTCGGCCATAAAGATCCCCTCCGCGTGATGCCGCAGCGCCCGGTGGCGGAAGTCAGCCATCATCATCTTGGATTCATCGAACCAGTCGTGGATTGGTTGATAGTCTTCGATGCTTCCGCCCCACTTCCGCTGTGAACTAACCGCGTGATGGTATGGATTGGCCATTTTCAATACTCCTCGTCGTAGGATTCGACACTCTCGATACGCTGATTGAAGGTCACGAGAACCTTGTCATCGTCAACTCTGAAAATGAACGTCCCAAAACTACCCTCGTTGATCTCCCAGCCGCCGTGTTCTGATCCAAGGATGCCGTAACAAACGTCTTCGATGAGTTCTCCGATCGTTTTTTGGCGAGTCACTTTCTTGCACTTGCCACCCGACCAATCGCTCGCCTCGAACTCACTGCCCGGGACTTCCTTCCCAGCAAATTCCGTCCCCGTCGCGTAACCCTTGCCGCGACGCTTGAAAAAAACCGGCGCCTCGATGCTTCCGCTGTCTCCGCTGCCGTCGAACTCAACCTCAACCCGAGTCACGCCTTCCGCCTTTAGCACTCGCATCAGTGTGGCGCGGGCGGCTTCCGCCTCCCTGCGTTGGGCTGCTGCGTAGTCACGATATGTAGAAAGAAAGTCACTCATCACTAGTCTCCTCTTGAAGGATCTTCATGCCGAACGCCGTGTCGATCTTTTCGATCGCGCTCCACAGCGCCTTTGCACACTTCGGGCAATCCGGCCCGCCTGGGTACACACTGAACAACTGGTCGAGGGCCGCCATCACCGAGTTGGCTTCCCGCTTCGTCAGAAACACTGGGGTTTGCTTTCTCATCACGATCTCCTTTCGGAATTACTAAAGAGCAACTGCCGTGCCAATCGGCCAGACATATTCAAGGTTGTCTGGCTCGCTCCACCCGAACGCCGAGTAGTGCGAAGGAAGTTTGCGCAGGAGGTTGCTTCTGTGCGACGAATGGAACTCGCCACACCCCAGCCACTCCGGCGGCGAAGTGTCGCCGTCCACCATGCAACACGATGCCGCGTACATGAATTGCGGCAGCAGCGTGTCTTTGTAGCCGCGGTCGCGCCACTCCCGGCAGATGGCGATGGCGTAAAGACACAGCGAGTATTCGTGTCCTTGCCACATACGGGTGGCGGGATGATTGCGCCAACTGCTTGGCTTGTCACGAAGGGGGCCGCCGACCGGAACGCCGAGCGCCTGAAGGATCTGCTTGCACTCGACGCGCTGCTTGCCGAGCCTGCGGTAGTCGAGGCAGCGGGCCGAGTCGAGAAACGAGGGGCAAGGCAAAAAAGTTTGCATTACCGTGACTCCTCTAGTTCGCACTTGTTGTGCGCCGCGATCTCGTCAACGAGCTTTGCCACCGTAGCGCCTGGCCACTTGCCGCCAGCAAGTTCGCACTTCCACTCGCCGCACCAGATCATGTAATTCCCTGTCTCACCATCTAGGGCGACCTCGATGGTGAACTTGTCATATACACCTTCTGGATAGTCAGACTCTCGCATGGTTTGCCCCTCAGTTGAGTTTCTCATCAGTCGCCACAGCCACGACAACCTGCTCCCAATCAACGTGTTCGAGCAAAGCGCGTGCCACGATCTGCGCGACCAGGGGGTTTGCCGCCTGCATTTCTGTCGATAGCGCCTCGACAATTCCTTGCCTCATGGTTTCTGCCGGGTCGCTGCCCTCTTGTTGCAGAAGGCCGATTGCGTGGCGAGCGAGAGTTCGCCCGATCGGTGCGTGCTGAAACAGCGCGATAACGTCCTGCGTGAATCCGCTCGTTGTCATGTAGGGGTCTCCTTGAGTACGAGTATTCCGAACTTCCTGCCGTTTACCTCTTGGTCGTGCATCACCACTGACTCGATACGCGACTCTGGAACAAACACTTCCTGCGCGTCGATTGGCGGCTCACTGCCGAGAATCGCCCACACTCCGGTTTCGTCTCGCTTGCGTATCCAGGCCGGGATGATTGTCATGGTCAATACCCCGAATCCGGGCTTGCGTACTCTCGCCAAAGCGCGACGCGCACTTCATCGAGAGTCCCCTCGTAATCGTCGCGGCCAACGTGCGTGAAGTACGATCCATCCTGAAGCCGCAGAATCACGCCGGGCGAATACTCGATTACCTCGACGCAACCTTCCGGCTTGTAGCCGAGTGCGTTTTCGGCAACCGCGAAATTTGCGTGTCTCTTTTCGGTCGTTAGCCATTCTTCGTAGGTCATCGCTGTGTTCTCCTTCTGGTTTGTTTACTTCTGCAACAGCCGTTCCAATTCACGCCTGGCTTGCTCGGTCGATTCCTTATCGAACCCGCCGATATGCCAGTTCACGATCTCTTTGGATCGCAGCCGGCGGTAGTATTTCCAGTCGTACACAGTGAACACCGTGCCGCTCGGAGTCTGTCGCGCCCAATCGAAGTTTGTTTTTCCGCCGCCGCCGTTGTCGCTGCAATCCGCCGGCCCGATGGCCGCGACCATCTGTTCAATGGTTGCGTCGATCGTCGTGTCGAAAAAACTCGTACCGCTTGCGTCTACTCGTGTTTTCATCGTTCGGGTCTCCTTGTGTTTGCGTCGTTCGGGTCTACTTGTTATCAGTGCAAGTCGCGTGCCGAATGGCCGCGGCAGCGTTTATCAAGATCCGGTCATTTATGGCTATCAGTTCGCTGTCATCGCCAAAGTTGATTCGCTCGTAGACAGTCAACTGCTCCAGATAGTCAACGACGGTTTTCAGTTCCGACAGCAGGTCCGGCCCGGCTGGCTCCGGCTCTAGTTCGCACCTCGTCTCGAAACCGTCCTCGTCCACTTCGTACACGGCGTCGATTTCTGTCGGGCCGTCGCTGCCGTCGCACGACTCGGCGTCGGAATAGTCATCGTCCTCAAGGGCCAGCCTGCAGGCTTCCTCAACAGTCTCGGCCTCCACCTCAACAGTCGAGGAGTAATCCACTGGCCAGCACCGCACTACGCGAAAAGTTTTCATCGGACTGGTCTCCTTGTGTTTGCTCGGACGGGGTTATGAATTGCGCACTTGGTCAAAAATCCGATCGACGTTCCGCTGATACCACTCGGCGGCTTTCTCGTAGATGTAGTAATAGATCGCCGCCATGCCGCCGTTCTCTCGCGGGTTATCGCCCACGCCGGCGTTCTCATAGGCCATTTCCAGCGCGCGGCCGTGAAGAAACCACGCCGCCTCGATTTGGCTAGTCCAAATAGGCACGCACCCGTCGATGATTTCGTGGAACCTGCCGTCGTAATCGAGGTCGTTCGACAGGCACGGCGGCTCGTCGATGTCGGGGTTGTCCGCGAGATACCCGCGCAGCAGGCGCTCGGTTTCCTCGATGGCGTTCTCAACACAGCCGGGGAGTACGTCGTCGATCTCGATGGTTCGTTTGGTCATTGGTTTGATCTCCAGGGTTTCGAGTCTGGATTTCATCTACTGCACAAGTCGTGCCAAAGCTCAAGAATTTGCTACGGGCGGGTCTTTATCACGGGCGGGTCTTTATCACGGGCGGGTCTTTATCACGGGCGGGTCTTTGCCACAGCGGGGTCTATGTATGGACAGCCGCCGCGGTGGTGCGCCGCGCCGTCCGCCTGGCCGCGCCGTCCGCCTGGCCGCGCCGTCCGCCTGGCCGCGCCGTCCGCCTGGCCGCGCCGTCCGCCTGGCCGCGCCGTCCGCCTGGCCGCGCCGTCCGCCTGGCCGCGCC